TATAATAACTACATATTTAATGTTAATAAGATTGAAAATCTCTCTATTAATAGTTTTCCACAGTATAAAATTATAAAGTTAAATAGTGAATCTTTAAAGATATTACACAGATGTATTGAAATGATTAAAGAAAAAATAGATAATTTTATATATATGGATATTTCAACAATCATGCATTATATTGAGCACGGTATTTTGCACGTGTATATAGCTGTTAATAATAATAAAAACGAGACTCCATTGGCTGTATATATATTTAAAGAAAACTGCTTCAAATATAAAGACATGAATGTAATTGAATTGACAAATTCAATATTATTAGATAAATCTATTACACCTGAACAATTTCAAGTGTTCTCTCTTGCTACTATAGAGAGAATTTGTAAAGATAATAAAAACATTGGGTATATCTCAATTGAAAACATTTGTGATAACAATATTATTATTAAAAAAATAAAGAATAAAACCATAGAAATACACAAATATCAGAATAATTTTTATTTATATAATTACATTTTATTAACGATCAGTTCTAAGGAGGTGTTTTTTATTATCTAACATATTTACCTACACGCGCGAATGAGTCAACCATAAATATCATAAATACACCTAGGAAACAATATAGAATTAATTCCTCTGTCGCATGTCCAGTCTTTTCATCTTGTTGTTCCTCTAAAAGATGTATCATATAATTTAATTTATCAGTAAACATCTGGTTTTTCCCTGGCTTTGTTTCTAAAGACATCTCATTATAGTATGGGATAAATGCATCTTTATTTTGTAATGTATTAAATGCTTCAACTGATATAGATTCATCATTATTATGTGGGGGTGTATGCTCTTCTTCATTTTGATAATTAGGTGTATAATCATTATATGTTTGTGATTTCGTTTCTTTATCTGTTGGAATATCATAAAGTCCATCGTGTTTCTCATTAGCTGACTCTAAAAATTCCTTAACTTTATTTGTTTTCTCTCTATTACGATTTTTCAAAGTCTGGTTTTTTATTACTCTTTTCTTTTCCTTATTTTGTTCTAATTCGGAATATTGTAAACTCATTTTTGTTATTCTTATAAAAAAAAGAGATATTATTTTAGCAATTAAATTCAAAAAAAATAATACTAAATATATATACAAATGAAATATTGTGCGGAAATATATTTATCAGTTGCTCTACTTTTTGTATTGTTTATTAAACATCCTTTAATTACTCAAATTGCTAATAGTATTTTAGGAAAACTATTCTTATTAACATCTATTTACTTGGTAACACATTCATACGGAATTAAGGCGGGAATATTAACTGTAATAATATCTATAATATTAATGAATTCTGATCTCCTCGAAGGAATTGATGATACTTTAGATGATTCAGAAACTCCTAAAGAAACAGTTAAGGAAACAGGTAATGATGACGATGAAGAAGATGATGAAGATGACGAAGAGGACAAAGACAATCACACAAAGAGCGATCAACTTGATGTAGAAAATGCATTAAAGTCTGATCTTATAACTAAACATTCTGAAGATTCAACCACAGATGAACCTGAACCTGCACCATTGAATGGTAAGACACAAGAGGGGTTTTCCGTATTATAATTTACTTTATTATTTTAAATACTTATTATATATGTTTAAAACAATAATTAATAGTTTAGATTCATTAAACCATAGCACATATTTCGCAGGTATTATGATATTAATTTCCAATATAGCCTCAAAATATATATCCATTGAATTAAGTGAAACTCAACAGGCATACTTACGTAATACTATAGGTCGACAATTCCTTATTTTTACAATAATTTGGGTAAGTTTAAGAGATATTTTTAAATCTCTCGTATTAACAGCTGTTTTCGTTGTTTTAGCAGAATATTTATTCAATGAAAACAGTTCAATGTGTATTATTCCTAAAGAAATGAAAAGAATGAAGCATATTATTGATACAAATGGTGATAATGTTATTAGTGAAGATGAAATCGCAAGAGCATTGAAAATATTGGATAAAGCAAATAGGGATTTTAAACATAGAGAGAAATTAGAACAAGTCAATTATTTTTCTCAATAGATTTAATTCTCTCTTCTAATTCTTCAAGTCTCTTTCTATATAAATCGATTTTATCTACATATAGTGTATCATTTTCTTCTTTTTTATAAAATAATGATGCACCACTACTAATACAATTATACCCTATTTTACCTAAATGATATATTATATCCGCTACTTCATAGACCAAAATACCTAACATATTATATATAAGTAATTAAAAATTGAATATTTAAATACTTATAATCGAAATATATACTACATAAATTAATCATGGAACTATTAAGATTAGAATCATTTGTTCAAGCTACTATTACAAAACGTCCATCTCGACATATTAAATCACCTTATGTTGCAGATATTATTATAGATGACACTGAATATTTAGGTCATACACCGTCATTAGGTTGTTGTGGATTAGCAGAAGCAACCTCATCTGTTTATGTTAGTGAATTGAAAGGTGCAAACACGAAATGTGATTATAGAATTAATGTTGCAAATCTCTCCAATTGTTTAGTTGGAATAGCTCCTAAAATGGCTGAAGAGATTACATATAATGCCTTAAAGTCTAATCTTATACACGGGTTAAATGCTACTACTATTGTGAAAGAAAAGAAAATAATGAATTCACGATTTGATTTTATAGGTGAATGTGACGATAAAACAAAGTTTATACTTGAAGTTAAAAACGTCCCACTTACTAAAACAAGGGATGGAAAAACATATTCATATTTTCCTGATGGTTATAGAAAGAAAAAAACAGATACTATTAGCGAACGAGCACTCAAACACGTTAACGAATTGAAAAATATAAAGATTGCTCATCCTGATATGAGGTGTATATTATTATTTGTTTTACAAAGATGTGATTCGGAATGGTTCGAAATATATGATGAAGACCCTATTTATAAGGATGCTGTTAGGGACGCATGGTTGAATGGTGTAGAGATTAAAACACTTCAAGTTAAATGGGATAAACACGGTATATGCAGGTATCATTCAAATACATTACCTATAATTTTATACGATAATTGTAATTTATATTTATAAATTCTATAACTTTTATGTTTTTTTCAATTTATATTCAAGAAATCGAAAAATGGACAAATAAATGTCCAAAACTGGGATTCTCAAAATGAAACCCAAAAAAACGTTTAAAAGTTGATTTTGTGACCATGAGGTAAGAAATTCATTTCAGTAGTTGACATTTTTTGTGACGTTAACTAAAAAATATAGACAAAAATCAATTTAGACATTTATTTATAAAAGTATAAATAAATGGACAAAACTACTCAAAACTACTTATACATTGATACTTTTGTGACTGAAAAAAAAAATGGATTATACGAGTGTCATAAATGTAATCATACCACTGCGATTAAGTCAAACTTTCTAAAACACGTTAACACCATAAAACATGTATCAGGTAGAAGTAGAAAACTACTCAAAAGTAGTGATACTTTTATCACATGTAAGTGTGGTCACAAATCAAAAACGGACATTTATTTTTTACAGCATATTGAAAATTGTCTGATACTTTTGAAAAAATGTCCAAAAACGAAAATGTCCACAAATTTAAAATGTAAATTTTGTCAATATACAACGAATAATTATTCTAATCTTTTAAAACACAATTCCACACTGAAACACATAACAAATGTTAATAAACATAATAATACAGAGGATGTAGACCGTCTTGAAGGCATAGTTCATAAATTAATAGAACATAATACGAAACTATCAGATTGTATAAGGGATACATTAGAATCTCAAACAGCAGTAATACATGATATAGCAACACAGCCGAAAATAATTCAAAATAATAATTCATTTAATTTAACAAACTATCTTGAAGTCAAATGTAAAGATGCACCAAATATTAGCGATTTTATAGATAGACTCGATATTAATTATGACGATTTGGTTGAAATTAAAGAAAATGGATACATATATGGCATGGAAAAATCCCTGATCACAGAATTATCAAATCTCGATGTATGTAATAGACCTATACAATGCACTGATTTAAAAAGAAAACAGTTTTTCATTAAAGATAAAGAAGAATGGGAAAAGGATGACGAATGTAAACGCGTAAATAAATTACTTAGCGATATAACCACTAAACATATCAAAGCATTACAACAGTGGAAAATATTGAATCCTGATTGGTTAGATAATGATAATAAATTAAATATGATAACCGATATAACAACCGAAATACTAAAGGGTTCGGGTAATAATGGTCTAAAGTTAAAAAGAAAATTTATAGATAAATTAAGTAAAGCAGTAAAGGTAACAAAATAATTATACATCTACATCAAATTCAATATGACACATACCACATTGAATTTTATCAGAAGCACCATCCCAATATTGACCGGAATCACATGCTGGACAATTTTTACAGAATTTTTTACAAACCCATGAAGTATGACTTCCATCAGGTTTCATTGTAACAACTAAATGTGATAAGTAATTATTACCCAATTCAGTTATATCGTCACCACATCTGAAGCAGAAATGAGTTCCACATCCAGGTGAATTACAAACAACTTTATCACAAGCGTCATCCTTTGATGTTAATAAATTACATGTGGGACATTTGCGTGATTCATGAAGTCCCAAAGCTGCCTCTACTTGTTGAAGTTCATTATTTGATATATCACTAAATACAGGGGGTGGAGGACATTTACGTAACATTTTAGAATGTTTATGTCTTTTTTTATTATAATGATCATGTTTACTATTTCCACAACGTCCACAATTAATCTTATCACATTTAGGACATGTATGATGTTCAAATATAGTAGTTTTTTTCTTATCAATCATATTTTTGGACTTTTTATATGTAATATTTAATGATTTAATTCCACAAGAAAAGCAGGTAATCTTATGCAATTCCATATAAATATTTTTAGTTTTAGTTCCAATCTTTGTGATTTTAATTGGAATCTTGTTTTTTTCATCCAAAATAGTATATAATATCGACTTAATAAATGTTTTATAATACCATTCATGCATATATTTATAGTCATCCAATTGATTTAAAATCCATGCAAGTGTTGAGAGATTTATATTCTTATTACATCTGTTACACCCCATATATGAACACGGACATTTAACTTCTATTACGGGAACTACATAATGTCCTGGAATTATAGTAGAAGATAAGTCGTAATTATAACCATGTATTTTTCTTGTTTGTGGATTATCAAATGAGATAGACTTCCTATATGGACCTATTGTTCTGTATATTGCCGAAATGACTAGATGATATTTATCTAAATTATCAGGTCTTTTTAATGGTATACCAAATTCGGATAATATTTCCCATTTAATACGTAAAATTTTATTCATTTCATGATATGGTAGATTCTTAATATACATTAGATAATGCTTTAACATGCTAACATTGAGTCCACAAGGTGATTTACACCGGTTTGATTTTGGATGCATAGCTATAGTTCTATCTTCACACTCAATAGATTTATATAATGGAAAGAATGTTGTCAATCTATTAATATCTACATAACAACTTTTAATTCTAGCAGGTCTACTTGATGATTCAATAAGGAAACCAAAATCATCGACTTTTAATGAATCAATAAGTATTTTACTTTTATTTTTACGATTCTTTCGAGACTTGTATAGATATGTTCTAACCGAATGAAATATTGAATGAATCATATAATTATTTTCTATATCATGATTCATTAAATTAAATGTTTTCCCTGCCTGCTTTTCAATAATGAAATATTTACTTTTGACATTTTTTTGGATATGTGTGTTTCCTAATTCGACTGGAATATTCATTATAGATTGTGTGTATGATGAATATTTATATACTTATTAAGAATCAATTTTGTATAAAAAAAATGTATAATTATCATTCGATAGAAATCCGAAAATATTATGATTTTAATCACAATATAGTCATTAACTGTTTGCCAACGTATTGTCTAGTCATGGTTAATTAGACCATATGTAGGTGGAATTACCCGTTTTATTTATATTACCTACTTTAGACATATACGTAAAAGGCCAACAATCATTTCATATCGAATGTTATATGAATTACTTAACACAGTATTTTCGCAGTTCCACACATCTGGTATATTCAGAAGAGAAACATCCCAAGTTTGAACCGCGAAATTATACCTATGTTAACTAATTCATATAAATTTATTGATGATCCCTTTTACAATAACATTATGTAAATCAATTTTTTTTTGAATTAAATGTCCAGACTGACTGTGTTTCTCTCAGAACGGGGTTTTCTTTTAGATTTTCTTGGAACATTATCAGCATCCTTGGAAATAGATTTTAATTCCTCAATACTAATTGTGCTTCCATTTTCCATTTTAACCTCTTTAGGTTGTGAAATGTTATTTGTTTTGTTTTTAAGTCCACTTAATAAATCACTTATATCACTTGGTCCCTTCATATCGGGTCTATTGCTTCTCTGTTGTTGTTGAGGAGGTGGCTGATTAAAAGAGCCATAACTATCGTTGATATCTACGGTGTCATTAAATTGGGGATAACCTCTATCCATACCAACATCAGTTGCGTTTGTTCTGGGACCTGGTGGTAAATCTACGCGTCTTTGTGATTGTTCTGGTTTCTCAAATTTATTATTACTATTCATTACACCGTCCATAAATTGACCGAAACCCGGATTAGATTCACCCATTGTATTTGCCGCAGCTTGTGTAAATTGTTTCATTAAATCGGGGTTTTGTCTCATAATATCTTCCATTCCTGGCATACTGGATTTAAATAATGTGTTCGTCATATTCACCATAATACCACTACCGGCGAGTTGCATTAATAGAGAAATTTCGGGTCCTGCTTTGATAGAGCCAGAATATTTATGATGAAGTTCTTCAAATACATCATCAAAATCATCTATATTTTCACTCACAGATTCACCCCATCCGTCTAAATCAATTCCAAACCAATCAGTATGACTATTAAATGTTTCCAATCCTCTAACCAGAGCCATCATTGCATGACCCTGCCATTTAATACTAGATTTCTTTTTCTTATCCTCAATAATATTATCATACTCAATTTTAATGTCTTCATATGAATCCTCTTGTGTGAATTGTTTAGATAAATGTTCACCCTTTCTTTTAAGCTGTTCTAGTCGTCTAAGATATTTTGATTTGAGAGTTTTTTTCTGATCACTTGTCATAGTAGGACCAGTATTTTTAGGAACATTTGCCTCGGGATTAACAGGAATTTCATTGAATTTTTTATAACCATCCCATGTTGTATCTTTAGACGTGTCATTTTTTGGAATTTTAATAGGAGGAGGTTCATCGAAATTGAGCTTAATATTAGATTGTTCAATAGGCTTATCGTCGCTAGATATAGTATTTTTGGGTGTATTTGTTAAATTATTAAGTTCATCCTCAAGATTATTGAGGTCATCTATATTAATCTCGTTTTTTTCGGAGGAAGAAGATGAAGAAGATGAAGAAGATTTCTTACTATTATTCATTAACATTTCAGCTCCTGGGCCAAAATTTACGGATTTTGATTGGGATAACGTAGGAGATGATGGTGTTATTTTAATTGATGGTGATGACTTGTTTATGTCAATCTTCTCAAAATCTAAGTTTATAATTTCAGGGCTATTACTCATTCTTATGAATTAATAAGAACATATAATTTTAAGTATGACGCACTAAATAATATATAAATGAATTAAATAGTAAAAAAATACATTCCTTGTAAAAAAGCATCTGCCAGGTCATCTTTTTTGGTATGTTTATTAAAGAAATCTGTCCATTTCCCGGTATCAATGTATTTAATGAATTTAGTATTAATAATATTGATACTATTATTTTTCCGTTCTTTATAATTGAGTTTACCTAAATTAAATAGTTTAAGTTTATTAATTGAGGATATAAATTCAATGTTTTCAATATTTTTCATTAAGAAATATTGGGCTATCATACCTTGTATTGTTTTCATTCGTATTGCTAAAGGACCTATCTGATTTTCTATTATTATAAATTCAATTGTAGAGAGAATATCATTAAATTCATGGTCGAATTTATGAATCATATTTTTGCCAATAGTAATTAAAGAAATATCTCCTTTCTTGGAGGGTTCCTTTATAGATGATATGATATGTTTATTGTGTTTTTCCATCAATCTCTCTATGATATCCTTTTTTTTCAGTTTAATTTCAGAAACATAGAGAGATTGTAGTTCTTTAATGGGAGTTTTAGTGTATGTCTTTTTGATTTTATCATAATTTGATTTGGTTATATATGGTTCAATCTTGGAATGTTTTGTGCATAAATACTTACCGCTAATGTCTTTATATACTGCGCTGGATTTGCATTGGGATTTGTTTTTATTTAATAAAGAACACGTTATTTTCTCTTTAATATTCACTATAGTTTGATGTGTAGATAAATCTATGATTCCCCATTTTATGATGTGGATATTATCTAAATAATTGGCTAGATTATCCTTTATAAGAACATCCTTATTTATTTTCGAAGGTGTTTCCATAATACAATAAGAGAGATTTTTAATGCCTACATCGAAACTGATAATACGAACCATAGTATATTATGAAAGAATAATTTTATTATCTTATAATATATATAAATGAAAACATCTTGTAAAGTTTCATGTGGTATAAGTGCAATGTTCTTAATAGGGATGATATTTATGACACTAACTGTTGATAAATCAACAATGGCGAATGATTTTAAAAAGACATTAGACGAATCTTTGAAAGAGAAATATGCGGATATAGTTGTTCATAGAAGAAACATATATTTTACAGGATTTCTATTAGGATTTATTTTATCGTTAGTAGTAATATCATGGAAAACATATAATAATGTAAATTTATCCCCTTTAATATTAATGTGCACAACAGGTGCGATAACATTTGTAACAACATATTTCTATTATATTCTCTCTCCAAAGAAGGATTATATGGTCAGATATTTGTTCAAGAAGGAGCAAAGGGAAGAATGGTTAAACATAAATAGGAACATGAGTATTAAATATCATGGTGGTTTATTATTGGGATTATTGTCGGTAATAGGATTTAGTTACGGGATTGGCTCATAATAGGCGCTGAAAGACGACTCTGTAATTGTTCTCTAGAGAGATATAAGTTTTTCAAATCACTGGTTTCATAGCCGTATGGTTGTGTGCCATCTCTAACAGATTTATATAGATATTTACCGTTATTAGTGTCAACAAAAAGAGGACTTCCATATAAAGATGTGCCGCAGTTATCGAGAGATTGTTTATTATTTGTTTTCATTAAAGATTCGCCATTTTTAATTAAAAACTGTCTATATTGATAATTAGATTGAATTCTTTGTTTATTCATAAGTATTTCATTTTGTTTACATGCGGGGTCCCAATTAGCGAAATTTCTCCCATCACTCATTAAAGGTGGTGAATTAAAGTGAATATTATTAGTTGCATTGTAACAAGTAGCCCAGCTCATTTTTACTATACAAAGAGAAAATATAATATTTTAATCTAATAGCTCTATTAAATCTTTTTTCTTTAATTTTTTAGGGTCATCATGAAGATTTTTCTCTGATACAATATCCCTTAATTGTGTAACTGACAACTTTTTATATGAAATATCAGGCTTAGTATCTGTAACTTCGTCGATGTTATCATGTTCTTCTTCAACAACAACTTCAACTATATTATCATGTTCTTCTTCAACATCATCATCAACTATATTATCTTCAACAACATCTTCGTCGGTATTATCTTCAACACTTTCATGTGTATCTAATTTATCAACAATAACTTTTGTGTCAAGTTTTAAAATCTCTCCATCATCATTATATACAGATTCAGATATACTATTAGAATCACTTTGATCAGATTCGGAATCAGACTCAGACTCAGATTCAGACTCGGATTCATTATCAGAAACTTGAATTAAAGGGGGCTCTAAAGTTAAATGTTTAGTTTCGCTTAAAACCATATTTTGAGGCTCTTGTTTTGGGGGTGTATGTTCCATCCTATTTTTATCTAAATCGTCGCGAATAATATTGACTAAAGATTGAACTTTAAAATTCATATCATTCATTTGTCGTCGCATATAAAAAAATAGCAACACACCAATTAATAGAGTAAAACCAATACTTATAGATAGACCTAAACTAAAAATCATACCAACTATTATAATATTCATATATTAATTTTATATTATTTTCAACGCATTATAACTTCATAATCATAACTTTATATCATATCTATAATTTCATTTGGATAATTCATATCTTTCAAAACACGTATAGCTCCATTTATAGTGGAATATCCATTTCCTAATTTATATGTATATTTATCATTACTAACAATCATGTGTTTTTGACTATATTTTTTATCTGTAAATAGTTTAATATCATCGAAGTGAGTAGTTAATAATAAATCAACATTATAGTTTTTAAAATATTTAAGTAGAGAGATTGCTGATTTTTGTGCCTCATCTGGATTTGTTCCGCTAAACAATTCATCGAAAATACAAAGAGTTTTCGATTTTTCTTTATTCTCTCTTAAGTAGTTAATAATATCTAAACATCTTCTTGCTTCTGCTTGAAATAAACTATCTCTACCTGAAGTATCGGGTATATTAATATATGAAAATAGTTTATCGTATGGCATAATAGTGCATTTTTTATAACATCCACAACCAAATTGTTGTGTTAATAGAACGTTAATGAATATAGTTTTCAATATAGTTGTTTTTCCAGAAGCATTAGGTCCTGTAATAATAATTTTCTTATCAAGAGAAATATCATTTGATACGATATCATCTTGACCAATATAGAATGGATAATAACCTTTTATCATGGAAGTTTTCTTATTTGATTTTATAGATGCTAAAGAAATGGATTTATCTTTAAATCTCTCTACTAACCCTAAAAGATTTGAAATATATCCAGTGAATCCGAATGAATATAATATAGTTTGATTAGTATAATCATCTGTAAAAATAGTATGGAATGAATGCATCATATTGCCAACATTATTAATATTATATATAGAGAATTGATCAGTGTGTATATTAATTTTATTGTTAAGAATATTTAAATATGTGAACATATCATCTGTAATAGAGAGATTATGATTGCCAGATTGAGATTCTATAATCTCTCTAATATTACTTGAATGTTTGATAAATTCCTTGGTATCATAGAGATATGATTGTATAAAATAGGTATTTTTATAGAATTTAATACAACTCAATATGTTTTGATAAATGGTGAATAAATAAATAGAGAAACTTGCCGCAGCATATATTTTTGTATTAATATCAACACATCCGTCTTCCCCACAGAAAGATTTTATAACTGCACCGATTGAATGATTACTTAATTGTTTCAATAATAGAGATTTATATAGTTCAAATGAAATATCTTCGCTCATAGTTAATTTAATAATAAAGAATGGAATAATCATTAATAGAACAGGTAATAGTATATTAATCAACGGGCTTGCTATATTATAATATGTCATTGCCTGTAAGAATAGCGGATAAGTATTTAAATTTTTAAGATGGCTCCAAGAAATATAATCGAATTTATTCAAAAAATCTTCATTGTTTAAGGATTTAATTTCACCCCATTTTTGATAGTAATTATTAACGTTAATAATACTTGTATTTAAAGATGTTTTTTTATCATCAGAAAGTTTAGAAAGTTTTTTAATAATTTTCTGTTGAGACTTTAAAAATTTCTTATCAGACGAGTAGTAGTTTTTCCATTTTTCCTGGATAATTTTACCCAATTCAGTATTATCTTGAAATAAAAGTGAATATGGGTTGGTTTCATTATTGAGTTCTAAATCATTCAATACATCTTTATCGACAACTATATAGTCAGTTTCTTCGATAGGCAATTTAAAAGTATTTAAAATATCGTCTTTATGCGTCATATAAAAAATAGAATTTATTAAAATATTTTATTTTTTACGATTAATATGTTTTACGATTAATATGTTTAACTGATAACATTTGCGAAATCTGCTGGGAGTTCCTCAATCTGTGTATTATACCATTGCTCAATCTCTTTCATATTGAATGTGTCGCGTTTAGTAAGGAAGTTAATGGAAAGTCCTTTTCTTCCCCAACGACCACTTCGACCAATACGGTGAATATATTTATGTTTATTCTTTGGAATATCGAAATTAATAACGACGCTGACTTGCTGAACGTCAATACCTCGAGCTGTGATATCAGATGAAATCAATACACGATGTTTTCCAGATTTAAATTCCTTAAATGCGACAGACCGTTCCTCATGTGTCATATTACTATGAATACAAATTACAGGGAAATCATCTGTTTTCATGGCAAAATGTAGATCTTCAACACGCTTAACTGAATTACAATAAATAATTGTTTGACTAAATGTAATATTATGAAAGATATCCTTCAAAACGGCGTATTTACTCTGATCATCTTCGACTGAAACATAGAATTGTTTGATACCATCTAGAGTAAGCATATCTGCATCAACGAATACTTTTACAGGATCACGCATGAATTTATCAGCCAATTCTTTAACTTCCTCAGGCATTGTTGCGCTAAACAATGCAACATTTACAGTGCTAGGTAGAAATTGAATGATATTATAGACTTGTTCCTTAAAACAAGATGACAACATTTCATCTGCTTCATCAAGAACGATTAGTGAAATATTAGATGTATCTAGCCACTCACGTCGCATCATATCATGAACTCGTCCAGGACATCCGACAATGATATGTGGAACTTTTTCTGGATTAGTAAGAATTTCACGGTCTTCATCCATCTTAGTTCCACCAATGAGTAGATGAGACCTAAATTTACAAAATGTTCCAATTGAATCAGCAACAAATCGATTTTGCTGTGATAGCTCATGAGTTGGTGTAAGAATTAGAATCTGAGGTGCATTAATTTTTTTATCGATAGTGCTTAAAGCACCAATAGTGAATGCTCCAGTTTTACCTGTGCCCGATTGTGCTTGACCGATTACATCACGTTTTTGGATAATAGGAATAATAGTTTTTTTCTGGATAGGACTAGGTTTCTCAAATCCAAACGCATAGATACCGCGTAGGATACTAGCGTCAATGTCGAGATTATCGTCATCCCAGTTTTCAAAAGTTTCGTGTTTGCTATCTTGCTGAATATTAGTAGTGCTCATGTCTGTTATAGTTAGTGTTATTTCTTTAAGCAATAACCAAATCAATTTTATAAAAAATTGATATAAAGATAATCTGATGATGTATAACAGTTAACAAACAATGACATCGCAAACTATTAAATACACACTACCCCAATTTCAACAGATTAAAGATGAAGGATTTTCATATGATTTGCCCGAGTATTCGATGGCGTTAATTAATAAGATTTCTAAACAAGTTGGTGCACCATCATATATTAAAACACCTATTTTTCGAAAAAGTCGCCATCTTCCAGAAAATGTGGCATTTGATCCAATTGATAATCCACGTAAAATTCGCAATAATAAACGTGGTGGTCATGGAGGTGCTCGTGAAATGAATGATGACGAGTGGGAAAGTGTAAGAACATTTGAGACGACAAAATTTGACGAAGTAAAGGATGAGATTGAGAAATCATTGAATGATATTCGTGGACTTCTTAATAAGCTATCTGAATCAACATATGATACAATTAAAGATGATGTTATGTTATTGATTATTGAATTAGAGAGTAAGAATTTATTGAATATTGATAATGATGAGAATAACATGTGGAAACGTATGAGTGAGCTAATTATGAATACAAGTTGTTCAAACGCATTTTATTCAAAACAATATGTGAGATTATTGAAGGATATTTCGATTAAATATAGTTCGATTACTGATGGGTTTAGTGAGATTTTGGATAAATGTATGAGTGATTTCTATACTATTGAATATACTGACCCGGAAGATGATTATGATCAATTCTGTAAAAATAACAAGGATAATCTTAAACGTCGAGCTCTTTCAACATTTGTTTGTAATCTATATAAAGAACATATGATTAAACCGGAAGAATACGCGAAAATTCTATATACACTAATTGATTCATTTGAAGAGACAATTGAGAAACCTGGTATGAAAGGTGTTTGTGAGGAATTTAGCGAATTAATTTATAGTATTATTGGTGATGCACATGGACCTGTATATAGCATGAGTTCTTTCGATGAATATATGACTAAGATTCTATTAATTTCAAAAATGAAAGCAAAAGCACATCCATCTCTAACAAATAAAGCAATATTTAAACTTTGTGATATTATTGACGATTTTTGTGATATTTAACTATAATTATAATGTAAATATATAATATATGATAACATCTAAGATTGACTCATCTGTTAAATATAAGGAGGATAAAATATGTGAAACATGTGATAAACGCATTGAATCTGATGCAATATTATTAACTATTAATGATACAGATGTTATAACAATAATTGGAAAACCAGATATGAAATATTTGGATAAGGATATTGTTTTTTTTCCAGTATATTTAATGAGTGATGATAAATTCATATCGAGAATAGGTATATTCGAAATACCTAGTGATTTTTTGGAATCCGTATATTCTAATAATGAATTAAATATTGAAATACTTAATGACCCATTGATTTTTTCATTTGTTAATAGAGAATATCTCGAACAATATAAATATGATGATGGAGATGACGATAAAGATGATGGATATGAATATAATAGGGTAAAAGATGATGATAGTGAGGATGAATACGGTCAAGTTGAAGATGAATTTGTTGACCAATTAGAAAGGGATGCTGATAAGGATTTGTTAGATAATTATGGATTTGATACAGTTGAAGATGAGGATGATGATGAGGATTTATTAGATAATTATGGATTTGATACAGTTGAAGATAAGGATGAAGATCACGATAAGGATTTGTTAGATAATTATGGATTTGATACAGTTGAAGATGAGGAAGATAAAGAAGTATATTACGAAGAACCAGAATATCTAGATGATAGTGATAAAGATGGGGAGACAGATGATAGTGATAAAGATGAGGATACAGATAGTGAGGAGGAGGAAGAATATGTTGATGATATTGATGTAAAAGATTTTTCTATAAGTCCAGACACACCTGAAGAGGAAGATGATGAAGGAGAAGATGAAGAAGAAGATGAAGATAATAAAGAGAGATATAAATTAATACTCGATGATTTAGTAGAACAAGACATAAGTGAATATAAAATTAATCAAACATATAAGGATAGTTTGCGCGAAAAAAGTGTGTATGATATTCAAAAAGGAAAACATTGGTTAAATAAATTATATAAAGATAATAACTTTAAAGTTATAGATAATGAAGGCGGAGGGGACTGTTTTTTTGCAGTTATAAGAGAAGCATTTAAATCAATAGGAAAGTCATTAAGTGTTGGAACAATAAGAGATATATTAGCTAACGAAGCTACTCAAGAAATATTCGATAATTATAAACAAATTTACAAATTTGTGAAGACTGAAATGAATGATAAAAAGAGAGAAATGAATAAAATATTTAAGAAAAATAATGATTTAAAGAAAAAACTCAAAGATATGTCAGGGGAAACAAAAACAGCAAGACGTGTAATTTCGGATGAAAGTAGAAAACTAGTCGAGGAATATAATGAAATACTATTAGAGTATAATGAGTCAGAGAATATGATGGAAGAATATCGGTTTTTGAATGGAGTTGATACATTAAGTAAGTTTAAAGAAGTAATTAAATCGTGTAAATTTTGGGCAGAAACATGGGCTATATCAACAATAGAAAGAGTGTTTAATATAAAGATGATAATTCTCTCGACCGAAAAATATAGAAGTGGTGATTATAATAGTATGGTAATGTGTGGACAATTAAATGATGAAATTTTGAGAACACGAGAAGGTGGATTTACACCAAAATATTATATAATGACTGAATGGAGTGGTAACCATTATAAAACAGTTGAATATGATGGGAAGAAGATGATGGAATTTGAGGATATACCATATGTAATTAGAGAGAATATAGTAAGTAATTGTTTGGGTAGAGGAGATGGTCCATTTGGAATTATAAACAAATTCAAGACATTTGAAAGTGAATTTAGAGATGAAAAAATCAAGATTGATAAAGAATTATCAAGTATATCATTATCGGGAACAAAGACGCGCAAATCGCGCTCATCAAAGGGAGCAAGTAACCCTAAAACCCGTCGTAAAAATAGGACCTTAGTAGTAGATAGTTTAACTTAAATTTTAATATCCATATTTATTATGAGTATTAAAATTAAACAATATTTTGAGGAATTATTTAATGTAATTTCGGATTCAAAGAGTAGTGTTAATTCATATAAAATAAATAAATCATCATTTACAGGGGTAAAAGTATTTGACAAATCTCTCTATAATAGTTCTTTTATTCCCCTAAAAATAAGACGAAGTGTAGAAAAAGATTGCAAATATACATATAATACTGAGTTAGTAATTGGTATTAAACAACATAAGATAAATGTATATATTTATAGTGAAAATCCTATTATAATGATAGATGAGATTTTTGATTATATTAATGTTGTATTGAATATGTTGTATAATTATAGCTCAGATATGTGTGTTAAAAATAGGACTATACACTTAATAATGTTATCTATTCCAAAATGTAAACCTAGAAATAGAGAGATTATATCTCCAATAAATGTTAATAGTGCTGTAACAACAGGTTGTAATTTGAATAATGAGATAATAATTTTTCGAGAAGAGGAATGGTGTAAAACTCTAATACATGAGTTATTTCATTCTCTTGGTCTGGATTTCTCTCTAGAATATAATAAGAATCATCTTAAAATTATGAGGGAAACATATAATATTAAATCGAAATTTCTTATTTTTGAAACATATGCTGAAACTATGGCAACATTGATATATATTTCATTAATATCTTATAATTTATCTGAAATATATAATCAAAATAGAGAGAATATAATCAAAGAATATATATATTATTGTCTAAGTATACTTAAAGAAGAACAAGAATTCTCTCTTAAACAAATGAAATATATCTTAGATTATAATAATACAACTATAAAATCAATACTAAACATGAATATTGATAATGATTATAGAGAGAATAGTAATGTATTCTGTTACTATATCTTAAAGACCGGATTGTTGATGAATATAGAGAATACAATAGAATGGTTAAACATGAATAATTGTAATATATTTCAATTCAACAATGAAAAAATAACAGATTTTATAGAATTAATAGAGAGAAATATGAAATTAATACAACATATAAAGTTACCAAAATATGTTGATATATCAACAATGCGAATGGTGAAGAATGACATTTTTTGAATATAAAATTGATGTTTTTAATAATGAAAAATTAATATTAAAAACATAGTTATTATAATGGGCGTAAAAGATCTGAATTCTTATCTTAGTAAAAATTGTAAAGATGGAATTATTAAGTGTAATTTAAGTAATTTAAAAAATAAAACAATCGTTATTGATATATTTATCTATATTTATATGTTTATGGCAAATGATAACGTATATGAGAGTATTTTTAACATGTGTTTTAAATTTAAGAAATATAATATAACACCTATATTTGTGTTTGATGGAAAGACACCAAAAGAAAAACTTGAAGAAGTAAAGAGTCGAAAAGTAAAAAAACTAAAGGCTAAAGAAGAATATGATAATCTCTCTATTAAACTCGATGAAATGAAACAAAAAGGATCATATATTAATGATGATTATAATCATATTAAGAATAAGATGAGACGATTAAAGCGTTCATTTGTCAAAATAACAGATGATATTATTTCAAATACTAAAACATTAATCTCAGCATGTGGATTTAATTATATCCAAGCTCCATTTGAGGCAGACCCGATATGTGCGAAAATTGTGAAAGATAATATGGCTTACGCGGTAATGAGCGAAGATATGGATTATTTTGTATACGGTTGCGATAAAATTATTCGTTATTTTAGTGTAATTAAAGAAACATATGTTGAATATGATTATAAAACAATTCTCTCATCGATTGATATAAGTGATGAAATATTTAAACAGATTTGTATCTTAAGTGGAACAGATTATAAAGGAGAAAAATTTTCAATTGATAATAATATTAAATATTATAGAGAGAATAAAGAAAGTATTGATTTAAACAAATCAGATAAATATTATTATTTCAAAGAGAGAAGTCTCGAAGATACATCATCGCTAATTAACGTATATGAACAATTTAATATAGATGATGTTGAAATTAATGATATCGATAAAAATGTAATTAGGTTTACATTTTCATGGTATAATCAGTTTGATATAATGAAAATACTTATACATGAGGGGTTTGTTATGGTTTAAAAATAAGTATTTGAATATCTTTCTTACAATAAAAAATGTTCTATAAATCCTTTTGTTTAATAATTTTTTCTAACATACGGCTCAACAATTAAAATGCTTTCCAACAGACAGACATATCAGAATATACCCCTAGTTTCTTTGAAAACTCGATATTATCAGGATGTAATAATGTTTCAAGTAGTTCATCAAAAACATGAGAAAACGATGATTTATGTTTTTGGTAGTATAAAATATCAACTTGTGTTTCGTAATCGTATGTAAATGGATTATCATAAACATCAACATGTTCCCAATGTTTATCTAGATTATCCTCAATAATATCTATTGTAATATTAGGGTTTTTATAAAGATATTTCCAATTCCAAGGTTTATCAGGATTATCTTTAATTATTTCCATATTGATACTGGGGTTCATAGAAAGATATTCCCAATCCCAAGGTTTATCAGGATTATCCTTAATATTATCCATAGTGATACTGGAGTTCAAAGAAAGATAATGCCAATCCCAAGGTTTATCAGGATTATCTTTAATAGACATAAGTGATTGTATTACGCATTAATTAATATTTATATTAATTTCAAATTTAAAGTTTACTATTGTTCCATTTACCTCGAACAAATACAGAATAAGTATTTGAATATTATTAAATTAATTAATTTAAAATTTAATAATATTTTATAGAATGTTTTTATTTAAGCAGTTGCCTCAACAGCAGGGGTTGCCTTGTAAAAGTGATGCTTGATGAACTTCTGAAGATTGAAATAAGTGAGCTCCTCAGTCTTGCTGATATTCAAGAGCTTTCGAAGCTTTCCATCGGCGATAATTCGACGCCCATTCTCAGGGTCAGCGAGCTTGTTAGCCTTAATATACTGATTAATCTCCTTTGTTACCTCAGTTCGTGCCATCTCAACACCCTTCTCCTTTCCTAGGAAAGTTGCGAGCTCGGGACTGATTGGAGTTGGCTTGACGAAACCACTGGGCTTTCGGTTAGGGTTCTTTCGCTTTCGGCTTGCCTTCTGTGCTGCCTTAACCTCTCGCTCACTGCGGGTTCGTAGTGCCTTGACATGGTTACTAAGCTTGGTAATATGAGTTCGCATTGCGGTAAGCTCAGTGACAAGCTCGTCGAAATCATCACGAAGAGAAGGACCAGTTGGGGTCTCCTCGACGACTGCGTTGACAGTCTCAGTGGTAGGTGCGGGGGTAGTGGTGGTAGAGTCAGTTGCTTTAGTTGATTTGCGTGCCATGTTATTATACTATACTAAGGGGTGATGTTTTTAAGTTGTTTATGAGGTCAAAATATATATAATTTATCATACATGGATAATGGCATGTATTAATGATATAAATACAATTAAAAAAAATCATGTTCTGATACAGATTGATATAGCCATGGCATTACTGACGCAGCTTCTGAATTAACCAAAGTGAGTGCGGAAAGACAATAATGACAACCGAGAACGTTTGACGAGCAATCAACTCCTGTAAAAATCATGGTTTCCATTACTTTAATTGCGTCTTTCTTAATACGTTCAAAAGTTTGTAATCTAAAAAGAGTGAAATTAATATGACTAAATGGATTTCCATAAGGTGGTGAAATTTCTCTCTTTATTTGATCTGATAATTGTAATCTATAATTCCATATATCGAATAGTTGCATAACAAATTTAATCAAATTTTCCCTGTTTAATGTATTAAACCATTCAGTATTTGTGTAATTTCCGACTTCATCCATATATTGAAATACTTTTTCAACTCTTTGTTCAATTGATGGATTTATACGCGAAATATGTAAATGTTCATCTTCAATATTAATATTAATATTTATTTTTAAAATAACGGACAATCTAACTATATCCCTCATGTTTTTGAGTATTTTTTTATTGAAAATCTCTCTATTATATGGATTACAGGGTAATTTTTGCATCTGGAATAGATTATAGAGAGAACAAATATCAAACCCATATGTGAAATTTTTGTCATCTTTAACCGGAATAAATTGGTAAACATCCAACTCTTTTAATGAATCCAAAGTCATAAAATCTGTATCATTAACACAATCTTTATAAGTTATATTTGATTTATTATACAAATTGAAAAAACGTCTTATTAAGCGACCTCTATAGAGAGATTGAATTTTAGTTGCGAATTTATATTTGGAAAGATAATCATATAATCGAACCAATAATTCCTGTTTTTTGCCACCTACTCTAATTTTACAATTTTTAGCAATTTTCTTAAGTTGAATAATTTTCCATTTTTGCGTAAATAGATTTGTATAATCTATCAATAGAGGATTTTCAATGAGATGTTCATAATCAAATTTAGTGTTCATAATATACAGTGATACAATAATATTTTTAATATATAATTATATACATATCCTTATCTAGGTGACTTAAAGAGGTGTATTTACTAGTCAATTTAAAAAAAAATTGATTTAAAGATAATTCCATATAGTGTATTACAAACAAACAACCATGGCTGAGAAACTTATTACCAACTACGCTGACTTTGATACCGATTCTATTAAATTTGCCGCTCCTCGCGTTAACGCAAAAGGTGGAACATGTATTAAAATTACCGATAAAAATAACAAACCTATTAATCTCCAGACACCACTAATTCTAACATGGGGTGTCAATGAGATGAAGGATGAGAAAGATCCAACACGTGTAGGATATAGTATGGCTCTTCAGATGCCAGATGAGAAATATGCTACAGCTACTACTTCTGCATTTCACGATAAGTTGAAGGCTCTTGAAGATAAAATTATTGACATGGCATGTGATCATTCCGAAGAATGGCTTGGGGAGAAGAAAAGTCGTGATGTAATGATGGAAAAGATTTCTCCAATGCTTAAACATCCAAAAGTTAAAGAAAGTAAGCGTCTTGATAAGAGCCGACCACCAACTCTTAAACTAAAAATCCCATTTTGGGAGAATAAATTTGGTGTTGAATTGTATGACACTAATCAGAAACCTGTGTTCCAACCATCCATGGATATTACAACAGAAGAGTTTGTTAAGTTGATTCCCAAGGGCTCACATGTTGCTGCAATCATGTATTGTAGTGGATTGTGGATTGTTGCCGGAAACATCTATATCACATGGCAACTAACTCAGGCTGTTGTTCGCAAGCCAGTCCGAATCCAACACAAATGCTTTATTAGTATTGATGATGCCGACAAGGATGAGATGGAGAAGCTTGAAGAGGCAGAGAAGAAGGGTGATGTTCAGACTCTTGATGATGGTCCAGATGATGTCGATGTTGATGATACAGCTGTTAATGATACTGATGACGAATCTGATAAAGCAAAAAGTGAAGACGATGAGCCCGCACCAGTTAAGCCAAAGGCGCGGGTTGTTCGCAGGAAAGCAGCAAAGAAGGATTAATTTATCAGTTTAACAAATAAAGAAAAATAATATTATAAATTTTTTTATACAATATTATTAAATAATAAATTAAAATACTTAAAATTTGATGTGTAACTCGACATTAATTGACGATTTATTTGATACATCATATATATCATTATCATTAATAATTGGGATGCCATTATTTTCTATTTTTATAATTTGAAACCCTACTAGTTTAATAATAGAACGATGAATTAAGAACATCCTATCATCTATTATTATATCAATATTTTTCGATTTAATGAGTTCTTCAGATGTTATATGTTTCTCCACAAAAATATTATTATCATCATCTATGTATATTGTGTCAGGTAATATGGGTTGAATATCAAATATATATTTATCAAAATGTAGTTCTTGATGCCATAATGGAATGAAATACTTAATATCATCCTCTTTATATATAAATATTTTAGCGTTTAATAAGTCGCCAATTTGTGGTTTCAATGATATGATTGGAAGATTTTCACTTTTTGAATTCAGAATCTCTCTAATTGTAGATAAGAAATCATTGGAAACATTGAAGATATGTTTATATTTAGAGATATAATTGTATATATCCCTACTTGAATCTTCGTCTAATTCTTGAAATACTTTTATTGCAATTCTCTCTTTACAACTATTAAGATTAGAAATAATAGAAACGATTTTATTAAGAACATTGCCCTTAGATTCACTAGTTGATGGTGTAAAAATATTCACACATTCTTTTAATATATCGCTCAATAATATAGAACTAGAAGTATAATTTGAGAACTTCGACGATGATCTATGATCATTTTTATTAAATCTAGAGAGAAATTCATATGCCTCATTGACGTTTTTAAATCTATCATCAATGTCTTTTCCATTGTTTTTATCAGGATGATATTTAAGACTTTTTTTAAGATATGCCTTTCTCAAACATTTTGAATCATAATCTGTTTCTAATTCTAAAATTTGAAGAGCGTTATCATAATTCATATTTATGGACTATACTATTTAAATATAGTGAAAATCTCTCTAAATGGAAGATAGGTCTATAATTATTATTATACAATTTTGAGAACTCTATTAACTTTATATTAATGTTTATGAAATCAGTATTCTTTATGAAATTCTCTCCATATAGTCTCTTTATTATATGATAAAAACATTCGTATATATCTTGGTGGTAAAGAAGAACATTATATAATTTATCTCTCAAATCAATTAATGATAAATGTTGTTTATTTGCGTCAATAATGATGATGTTATATATGTTATTAGCTATATTTTCATAAGTTATGTTATTTATTGTAGTAATACTTTTTATAGCATTAACGTGTGTATTAATTAATTTTTCTCCTATTATTGATCTTTGCCCTATTATCTTTTGATATTCTCTCTTTTTTGGTCTATATAGAGAGATTACATCAACAACATCAAGTATATTTCTAGGTATATAATTAATTATATCAGTTAATAATACGAAGTGAATATCAACTGAATGATGTATTTCATTTATATAACAATACAATATATCCAGTAATTCATTATGTATATGATGGAAATTTTTACATAATATAATACCTTTTTTTTGTTTAGATGTCATTACAATATCGATTATATGATTATATACATCATGCCAGAGAGATTTTGCGTTGCAACCTAATAATTCCATATCTACCTCAAAATGTATATCGCTTATCTTAATACAATAATCACTCTTACCTGAAGTAGTTATAAAAACTGTCTTCTCGTATTCCAAATCACTATTACTATATTGTTTAATTATATTTAAGGATTGTGTATATTTACCTATACCTTGAGGCCCATGAATGATTAAATGTCCCAAATTACCTAACGATATGTCTGAATATTTTGTAATACTATCATTTTTACTATGTAGGTTTAACGTTTTTAAATTACTAATATACTGTTTAAATGTGGTTTTAGTGTTAATCATATTATTATAATAGTTATATATTTACTTTTATATACTTAAACATATTTTAGATATTATTAATATTGTAAAATGAACCTTATTATGAATAAATCGACGTTCGATACAAATAATATATATTATGGTAAAAAGTGTAAAAATACAATTATTCCAGATAGTCATTTTCAAAATATATTTTATTCAAATGGAATATTTGTTAATACAGCACCAACTATAAAAATAAGATTGAGACAAGTATTTTTGAATGAGAGCTTTAATAAATACAAATTGATGTTTAACAAAGAATTAAATAGTGGTATTATTCAATATATAAATGATATTGAAAGAAATATTTTAGAGAGATTTGAGGATAAATTGTCTATTGATTATTCTCTCACAAATGATCTAAAATCTGATAATATTCGATTAATAAATATAACTGAACAATCTCTTGATAGAGTATATAATACATTAGATATTTGTATAAAAATAACAGGAATATGGTTTAATAAAAAAGAAAAAGGACTTAATTATAAATTTATTTACATGTAAATTAACCATCAGTTACATAAAAGGCTACTTCTCTCCACAATAATCCAGCAACAAATGTATTTGTTAGAGAGAGAATAATCATTTTATAGAGGAAGTCCTTGCTTGTGTTATTGATGGAGAAATAAAGAGCAATTATTTGAATCATAGATAAAATGATAGTCATTGTTTTCAAATTGGACATATTAGCCGATTCCATATTTGGGGTTTTAAGTATTTGAATATAGTGTTTATTAAGATTAATCGCAAGTAAGAATACGAAAGGTATTAGAACAAGAGCAATATTGGCGGATGAGAAAATATATTCATTCGATAACTTAAGTATAAACATTGATGCCATCATAAGTAATACAACTATAGTGATATATCCAGCAAGATTATAATTAGGTAAATTGAATAGCATAAGAAACTCCATTATGGCTATTACAATAACGAGGGTTAATACTATTTTGGATGTTTTTAGCATATATATAATGATAATATTTTATATATGTATTTATATAATATGAATATTCATCAAAATCACCCTTTAATTCAGAGAGAACAGACATACTTTTTGGATAAAAAACATATATCAATTCATAGCGAAGACCGTGATATAGGTATATGGAAAAAATCAAATGAATTTGAAATAATGTTACCAGAGAATCTAAGAAATGTGGTTTCATTACGCCTTTCAGATATTAATCTTCCTCAAAACTTTTATAATATATCGAATAATTATCAAAATACTAAATTCTACATTCAAGTAATACCAAATATAGCTGGAGTAAGTACCGAAAAAACTGCCCTAACTAACTTTAATTCAACAATTGAAAAATATTTAATTACACTAGATGATGGATATTATACCCCAGAATTATTAGTGAATGAAATTAAGAATAAACTTTCCAATACTATTGCGAGTGAATTAAAGAAAATTCCTAGCGGTTCATCATTACCCACCACATATAAGTATTTAAATTTTGATGTTCTATATAATAGTTCAACACATAAAATCGAAATAGTGAATAATAGAGATAACTTTATACTCCATTTTGCGGACCAAATACCATATGTTATAGATTGTGGTTATAAAAACGTCTGGAGAAAACACATTAAATGGGGACTTCCATATTTCTTAGGATATGATAAATTAACATATAATGCAAATGCAACATTAGAGGAGTATAGAATTGATAGCATTAATTATTCTATTTTAGATTCTGGTACTAGTAATTCTGGTAATGTTTATCATATAACATCGCCAAATATGTTAGATTTAAATTGTGATAATGTGATATATATGGAGTTAGATAAATATAATAGCATTGATGAAATAGCTCCAAACGATTCAAATACTTTTATAGACGAAACAGGTGCTAGTTTTCAGAGTAGAACAGCATGTAATATATTGAACAAATGTCCTGGTGCTTCAACTACTATTAGGGCAACTAATACTAGTTATGCTGGTAAAGTAAATAGTGCTTTCGCGAAAATACCTCTACCAGAAACAAATTTTAAAAATAAGGTGTATTCAAAATGTGATAATTTATATGATATTACAATATTCAAAGTCCCACTTAGATCAATCGCGAAATTTAAGTTTAAACTGAGATTTCACGATGGTAGATTAGTTGATTTTAGAAATCAAAATTTTAATTTTACTATACAAGCTTGTCAATTAATAGATGAACAGGAGAGATTTAAGATTATTAATAACTCATATTATGATTGATTACCTAATTGTTTTTGTATCCATTCTTGTATAATTTCTAAAGAGTCTTCGGTAAAGTCTATATGTTTCTCTCTTTTAATAGGTATAAATTTGGGTTTTTTCATAAGATTTGATTTATAATATATATAATTACCATAATTACCCTTTCGTAATTGTGAATTGATATCTATAACTCTTAAAATATTCTCTTCTTTATTTCCAGATGAGATTATTTTGATAATATTTTCTAATGTTATATTGATTTTTTTGAGAGAATAGTTTTTATCATTATACACAGCGTATTTTCCAAATTTACCCGATTTTATATATATAGGTTTATCTTTATACTCACCTATACAATCATCCTTATCTGTTTCTACCAACTCATCTAATGAGTATTCGTTATTTATTAATTTTTCCAAATCAAGTTCCTTTTTAATTGGAAATATTTTGGATTTAGAAAACGGTTCATCTTTATGCTCGATAATAGGACCATATTTACCGAATTTAACAACGTTACATTCATCTATTTTGAATGAGATTTTTTCAGTAATAGAGAGATTATCAATGTTGGATTTTACCATATCATAAACAGAATTACATACATCATGTTTAGTTCTATTACATTTAGATATTTCATCCAATCTCTCTTCCATTTCACTTGTATAAGTATATTCAAAGAGAGATTTACAGTTATTATTAAGAAATTCCCAAGTTATAATACCTATAGGTTGTATTACTAATTTATTATTTTCTCCACCAATCACCTTTTCTTTCGAGTCAATAGTTAATTTATTATTTTCTAAAGAATATTCACAACACGATACCCTATTTCCATCTATATTTTTTATGGACACATAACCACGTTCCTGTATTTTATCAACAATAGACGCATATGTGCTAGGTCTACCAATGCCCTTTTTCTCTAATATACTTACTAATTTGGATTCATTTATATGTTGTTTATTATTTTCACTATTATATACAGACCATATTCTCTCATATTCTATCTTTGAACCATTTTTTAGAGAGAATATATTGTGATATGATTCATCACTATCATTCAATCTCTCTATACATTGCCATCCATTAAATATTTGATTATATAGAATAGAACTATAATACAAGTCATCTATATCAGTATTGATAACAGATTTATATTTCATATATTTGGCGTTTGACATACAAGATGCAAGTGTTATATTTCTTATTAAAGTATATATCTTCTGTTCTCTCTCTGTTATTTTCCCTTTAATAGGAGGGAAATGTAGAGAGATTTCAGTAGGCCTTATTGCCTCATGTGCCTCTTGAGTTGCACTATTATTGTGTGAATTTATCGATATATTCTCGATATCATCAACGCGCAAATATTTATTTCCATAATGTTGTTCTATATATTCGAGTGTATTGGAAATAAATTCATGACTATATCTTTTATTATCAGTTCGCATATATGTTATATATCCAGCCTCATATAAATTCTGACATATACTCATAGTCTGTTTTGGAGAATAATGACTTTTCTGTTGTATAGTGCTAGTTATAAGTGGATCAGGTTGCTTCTTCTCTATTTCTGACTCAATAGAATTAATAATAGAGAGAGATTTATTATTCTTCTCGAGGAATTCTCTCAAAGTATGTTCATCTGTAAACGTCTTTGATAAAGTATATTTATGAGTATTATATTGACAGTATATGGAATGAACGAATTTTAATTCACTGTTAAGTATTTCAATATAATTATCATATATAATCTTTAATGCTGGAGTCTGACACCTTCCTGCGCTCAATGATGATTTTCCAAATTGAATATATTTCCAAAGTAATGGAGAGATAGAGTAACCTATAATGAGGTCTATTATTTGACGAGATTGTTGAGATAAAATCATATTCATGTTTAAAGTAGTAGGGTTTTTAATTGCTTTTTGAAGTGCAGGCTTAGTTATCTCATTAAATATTATCCTTTTTGTATTTGAAATAGAGAGATTAAATAATTCACAAATATGCCAGCCAATAGCTTCGCCTTCTCTATCATCATCTGTTGCAATAATTGTATATTTGGAGTTTTTAATTTCTCTTTTGAGAGATTGAATTCTCGATTTTTGTTTCAATACATCCTGGTATATTATTTCGAATGTTTCGAAATTAATACACTTTAATCCTAATGATGTTTTCATTTCCCTTAAGTGTCCAAATGTTGCAAGACATTTATATTCATCTTTACCTAAATATTCCTCTATTTTTTTGCATTTTGAAGGTGATTCAACAATAACTAAAATTTTAGACATTATAAGGTGTTTATAGTAAAGTATTTAAATAATAAATTAGTTTCAATTATAACTTGTTATTTAATTAATCCATAGTATGAAGAAGTTTATATGTTTTCCAATCAATGTTTTTGTTTGTTACTTTAACTGATTTCTTAACCTTTCCTTTTTTACTATCACTTAATTCTCTCTTATTACTCTGTTTTAAAGCAGAATCAATATATAATTCTTTGAGAATTGTTCCAATCTTAAAAGAGCCCTCATGCTGGTCTAGGATACCTTCTTCTATATTATATAGGACTTTCAAGAATTCTGCCATTATACTTAAATCAATCTCATCTTTTAATAATCTATTGAAAATATTGGTGTAGTTATCATAAAGAAACGAACATTGTTTGCGAGCCATTGTTTTAAACACTTCTGGAGAAGTTTTCATAGTTCTAGAATGCGTTTTTTTAAGATTTTCTAATATTGTAATATTATCCCTGATTTTTTTGCTATGTTTCAATGTGCGGATTTTAGAAGTTGTTTCCTCAGGTTCATATTCCCTAATTAATTTATCTAATTGGATTCGCGATTTATCGTCCATTTTAGTATATATTGTTGTGTAAAATATCTTTAAATAGAATTATATTTTTAAGATATATTAATTTATAGTCTATCTTTATATGAGTGCAAGAAGAAAATTAGTATTTGAAGGAGGAAATAAAGAAGAACCATCGCTATTACCCGCAATTGTAGAACCACATGAATATAGTTCAAATCCTAGAGAAAACGCAATAATTAAAAATCGTATAGAAGCCGAAAAACAGCAGAAAATAATTAATGGTGGTGGAACTGAAAAACACACTATACCTCAATTTCATACTGGTATAAAGCCCTCTTTAATGGCAAGAGCCGCATCTGATGGTGCAGCCGCTTCAACATTACAAACTCAAGAAAACGGAAAATATGATAATTTTGACCCTAATAAGCCAGTCCCATTTAAACAAACAGCAGGGAAAAGACAACGAAAGAAAAGAAAAAAATCAAGAAAAGTTAAAAAATCAAAAAGAAAGATGAGTAAAACACAACGGAAAAAACATTATAAAAGAAAAACAAATAAGCGTCGAAGTAGAAAATAAAATAACACCATATTTTATTATGAAAATAAAAGATATATTTGTATCTATCATTATTTTATCATTATTTTTAAGTATTTTTGTATTTAATACATTTAGTGCTGGGATAGATAATGTTAAAAAGAACTGGCCTTTATATAGATGTAATCCTACTGTAATGCCATTTGCAAGTTATTTTGGTCATGACCCTGTATCAAACTTCACTTATTGTATTCAAAACATGCAAACATCTTACATGGGAACACTTCTTGAACCTGTTCATTATCTAGTTAATGTTGTCCAAAATACGGTAGGAACACTAATGAAAGATGTTCAATGGGTGAGAAAAAAGATTGAAAATATGGTTTCAAATGTTATGAATGTCGTCGATAGTATTTTCGGTGTTTTTATTAATATACTTATTCAATTTCAGAAAATCATGATTAAATTAAAAGATACAATTATGAAAGTTGTAGGAACTGTTTTAACTCTAGTATATATTGTTGAGGGTGGAATTAAAACAGGAGAAAGCACTATGGCTGGTCCTATAGGTTCAGCATTAAAATTTGTTTGTTTCCATCCAGATACAATAATACATCTCTCTAATGGAGAGAATAAAAAGATGTCAAATGTGGATGTAGGTGATATATTAATGGGAGGTAGTGAAGTAATTGTTTCCCTAAAATTAAAAGGGAATAAAGATGACGTTTCTAAGAATGTAAACGTTTTTTATAAATTATATTCAAATGAACTTAAAGAGAATATTTATGTTACAGGTGAGCATTATATATTTAGCGAAAAATTAAGTAAGTTTATTCATGTTAAAGACCATCCTTTAGCAGAAAAAATGGAAAATATGTATTCAAATAGTCTGAATTGTCTAGTTACTAGTGATCATAGAATAAGAATTGGGGAATATCAATTTTGGGATTGGGAGGATTAATATAATATGCTAATAATTAATTATTTCTACATATTATGTATGGATAAACGCAATATTACAGAACTTTTAGAAAAAATATATAAACAGGTAGGATATCTTGATTTATATGGCGGGTCAATAATATCAACTATTGTTATTTTATTTATATTTTTTCTATTACTCTCTTATTTCTATATTATGTCAAATATAAAACCTATCAAACAAAATTGGGCTAAAGAGAGATGCAGTCCATCAGTAATACCATTTGCAGGGTTAATTAATAAACCACCTAATATGACTGCTTTTGAATTTACAGGTGCAAATTTTTCAAATTGTTTAAACAATATTTTAACAGATATAACAGGTGAATTTTTCCAACCAATATACTATTTAATGAATGTAATTACACAGACAGTTAAGGGTATAACAAAATCAATTCAAGCTATTAGAAATAAACTCATGTCAATTGTATCTAATATAGCGTCTATTGATAGTGAAATAATGGGTAAAATTTTGGGAGTATTAACACCTATTAGACAAATGATAATTAAAGTTAAGGATTCATTAGCCAAAGTTACAGGAATTAGTGTTGCATCAATATATTCTGTTATTGGAGTATGGTTATCAATTCAGACTTTTATCCGTGTTTTTATAAAAATGGTTATTGATGGACTCTTATATATGATTGGAATAATTGTATTGTTATGGATTTTACCTTTTACATGGGAGCTGGCTGCTTCATTAACGGTTATATTTGGAAGTGTTGCAGCAATATTAGGAATTGTTATTGATGGAACTGAAGGTATAATACATGACTCAAATTCTGTTCCAAATAAGCCAATGTGTTTTGATGAAAATACAATGATAAAGATGGGAAATGGTAGTGAATTACCTATTAAATATGTGGATGTAAATATGAAATTATTTGATGGTGGTTATGTAACATCAATATTTAAAGTTTCCCAAAATGATATGGAAATGTATGACTATAATAGTGTTATAGTTTCAGGTAATCACAATGTATTAATTAATAATAAATGGGTATCTGTGTCAGATATCGATAATGCGAAGAAATTAAATAATTATGAGAAGCCATATTTATACTGTTTAAATACAACATCAAAAAAAATAATTATAAAGGAGACAGTTTTTTCTGATTGGGATGACATAGAAGAACATGAATTATTCCATTTAAGGAAAGTTATACACGAAAATTACGGATTACAAATACATTATAGTAATATCCATAAATATTTAGAAGGAGGATTTCATCCTGATACACATATTGAAATGGAAAATGGAATTATTAAATGTATTTCATCATTACAACCTAATGATATTCTCAATAATGGATCAATAATTAAAGGAATTGTGAAGATTTCAGCGAATGATATAAAACTGTATAAATATGACATTAACAACACTGATTTTTACGGGACATATAATAATATTATAAAAGATAATGACGTTGGTTCTTTCAGCACATTAGATTTACCGTTTATTGAAATAAATGAAAAACCTGATTATTTCTATCATTTAATAACAAGCGATGGATTAATATGGATTAATGGCGTTATATTTACAGATTATAATGGTTCTTTAGAATATTTTTTACCTGAATAGTAAATTAATATATTATTTTTTATTTTTATCTCGCTTAATATTATAATGGAAATCAAAATACTGGGTTACAAATTGCGTGTAGAAATATTGATTTTGTTATTTATTGTTTTCTTAATCATGACAAATCACCTATTTTGTTCGTGTAGTAAATACACCTTTACAGAGGGGATGCAACTTATGGGTGCGGAATTAGGCTATAAAATGGGTAATGGAATCAAAGATAGTTGGGATACAAGGCAACATAAACAAGGTTCTTCTTTGAAATGGCGTTCACAAGATCACGATAGTTATGATAGCAAAATGGTTATGCCAGATGATAATATTAACTTTTTCGCATCTACTGAATTCTCTCCAGATTGTTGTGGGTCAACATATTCATCAAGTGGTGGATGTGCGTGTCTTAATAAAGAACAGATTACCTATTTGAATCAAAGAGGTGGGAATAGAACACATGTAGACACTTTTTAAATTATTTTATTTTATTATAGTATAATAAAATGAAAGGAGGCCAATTAATAGCAAAAGGAACATATGGTTGTGTATTTAGGCCGCAATTATTATGCAAAGGGGATACGGTTAGAGGAGATGGTGTGTCTAAATTAATCGAAAGGAAAAATGCAATTGAAGAAGTTAAAGAGCAAACAATAGTTGACTCAATCGACCCGGAATTTAAATTTCATTTAAAACCCCCAAAAATGTGTGATATTGGAGATTTAGATACAACAGAAGATTCTCTAGATAGATGTGGTATGGTTTCACATTTATCACTTGAAGGATTAAAGGAAAAATATGTGATATTACAAATGACTGATGGTGGTGTATCGCTAGGTAAACATGTTAATACCCTAGGATCTAGTAAAGATTTATTACTCTTTCCACAATTAAGAATGGGTCATTTGGAAGATTTATTTTTGAAAATGAGGAACCTTTTTGTAGGATTAGTAGAATTTGAAAAGAATGAATTTATACATTTAGATATTAAACCCGATAATATAGTTTATAATGAAGAAGAAGGAAGATTTAATTTTATTGATTTTGGTTTAAGTCATTCTAGCAAAAATATTTGGAAATTGATTGATGAGAGAAATTTCATTTTTAGATCAGGATATTTTGTTGTCCCACTTGAAACAAGCCTTATATTTAAAAATTATGATAATGCACGAGAAATACGAGACATATTTTCCGAAAAAGCAAGATTTTTATTTTTTGCAAGAAAACTACGTTATAGTAAAAGGTCTTCTTATAAATATATGGATATGCTTACATCTGAAGATATTTATCTTAAATTACTTATTGAACATGTTGATAGTTATAACGATATATTACAAAAATATACTGATAGTGAATTATTGAAACGACTTGCTCAAAACATAGACACATATAGTATGGGAATTGTATTAATAGATCTATTTACAGGTCTCTATGGAAAAAAATACCAATTTCAAAGAAAACGCCCATTCACTCATGAAATTTTAAAGGAAATATCAGAATTTATAGACCTACTTATTCATCCAGATTTATCAGTTAGATTAACACCAACTAAAGCACTAGAATATTATGATAATATAGTATTTAGACTAAGTGGAAATCAACCACCTTTAAATTCTGGTGCTGCAGCGGCAGCAAGTGGTTATGGTGAATATACTAATACAGGAGTTATAGATATAATAAAAACAAAACCAACTGGATCAGCAGCTGCAGCTGACATTGAACTTTTTATGGATCCACTTGAAGAAAAGATTAAATCGATAATTAAAGAGAAATTGAATAAACCAGTTTTTAAAAAGCTAGCTGATATAAAAACATTTATAAAAACCGGTAGTATTGAGGATTTAACTGGTGAGAAATTTTCATTTATTCATGCCTTAGCATATTACGCGAGGGATTATATAAAATACTTTAAATACTTAATGAAATTACCCGGATTAGATGTTAACTTAGAAGCATCAAAATTCACACCATTAATAATTGCAGCATATAACTCTGGATCGAAATCGTCTGAAGAAGCTGTCAAATTATTATTAGACCATCCAGAAATAGATGTAAATAAAAGGGGGCAGTATAATAGAAGCGCGTTATTTTATGCAGTTCAGGAAGCAAAATTAACTTCAACAGAGAACACTGTTAGGCTAATTTTGGATCATATGGACACTGAAATAGATATAAAGGATGATGATAATGACACACCAATTATTGTTGCAGTATCGATGGCATATGAATGTTCATCAATTAGAGTGGTTAATATGTTACTAAATGTTCCCGATATAGATATTAATAATAAAGGTAAATTAGGAAAAACCGCATTAATATATGGTATTACAACAAAAAATTCAATGTCAAATACAAACTATGAATTAGTTAAAATGATACTAGAAATACCAGAAACTACTGTTGATATTAATATAAAAGATGATAGTGGTAAACAAGCTATTGATTATGCGTTGGAAATGGATGATACAAAGGTGATACAATTACTAAATAGTTATAATCAAAGTGGTGGAAGAAGAAAACTGCGTAAAAATAAAAGGAGAAAAACGATAAAAAATATGAAGTCAAAGATTAAAAAGGGAAAGAGGAAATCTATTAGACGTAAAAGTAAAAAATAACTTTCTTTAGTATTTATATAAATGAAAGGTGGGAAACAAATTGCTCAAGGATCATACGGATGTGTGTTTAAACCCCAATTATTATGTAAAGGTGAAAATGTTAGAGGTGATGGAGTTTCGAAACTTATGGAAACTCATGAAGCAATGAGTGAAATTCATGAACAGAAAAAAATAGATGAGATTGATCCTAATTTCAAATATCATTTAAAACCCCCAAGAATATGTGATGTAGGAGATTTGAATCCAATGTATGACTCATTATCAAAGTGTCGTGTATCACAGGGTAAATATAGAAGAGACCTTTCTATATTACAGATGGAAGATGGTGGAGAATCATTGGAAATATATCTAGACAAAGTTTCAAAATCATCTGCTTTAAAAAATGAAGAAACTGCAAAGAAAGTTTTCTTTGCAATGGAAAATTTATTTGCAGGATTAGTTGATTTTTATGAAAATAAATTTATACATTTTGACCTTAAACCAGGAAATATTGTATATAATGACTCAACTAATAGATTTAATTTTATTGACTTTGGATTAGCTTCATCATACGATAATTTAGATTCATTCTTTGAAGATAGAGAATTCCTGTTAAAAACAGGATATTTTATAACGCCAATTGAAGCATATATGTTAACTATTGGAGATAAAGATACAAGTATATTTCAAGATGCGGCAAAACTTAAAAGAAACGCTAGTATATTATTTAATAAGAATACAGCTTCATATAGGTACGTGAATAATATTGAATCATTAGATGATATATACTATAAACCATTCATAGATAATATAGAAAAATATTCGGAAATTTCATCAATAAACTTTGAGGAATTAGCAAAAAAAATAATAGGAAGAATAGATACGTATAGCTTAGGTATTTGTCTAATAACTTTCTTTAACGCATTTTCAAGTAAGAAATATAATACTAAAATTAGAACACAATTAACCCCAGGATCGTTTTTCAGAGAATTAGCCCATTTTATTGAAATACTTACTAATCCTAATTTTATAGAAAGAGGATCCCCTAGAGAAGCATTAAGGCATATAAGAAAAATGAAGGAAATATTTGACAGTAGTTTACCAAGATCAGGAGCAGCAGCTGCAGCTGCAAGTGGCTCAGATACTACAATATCATCTCGACCAACACTAATTTTTGGAAGAACTAAATCACCTATAACCCGTGAAGCACACTTAAGATATTCACAAATTACATCACCATCTCAGTTAAAATTACCTACTAATAAACCCTGGATAAGACGTGGTGGCAGAAGTAAAAAACATAAGCTAAAACATAGGAAGAATAAAACCGGCAAAAATAAAAAATATAAATCTAAAACTAAAACAGGAAAACGTAAATCTATTTCTAAAAAAAATAGTAGAAAATCCCGTAAACATAAACGCTAATTATATATTATATTTATTTGTATAATATATATATAGAATGAAAGGTGGTGAACTTATTGCAAAAGGTTCATATGGATGTGTATATAATCCATCTATACGTTGCCTTGGAGAATCAAAGAGGAGAAAAGGTGTATCTAAATTAATGAAAAGACGTGATGCAAAGGACGAAGTAGCTGAACAACAAATCGTGGATATAATAGACCCTGATTATAGATATCATTTAAAGCCATCTGAGATATGCAAGATAGGTGATTTAGATGAAGAAGATAACATAGATGCTTGCAGTTTAACAAAGGGTGCTAATATAGATAATTTGCGCGAAAAATATAGACTACTGCAGATGGAAAATGGAGGAATATCAATGACGTCATTGATTAATAAAATACATGAAATTGGTGGATCTATGACTGAATCATATGCAATCAAAATAACTATGAGTTTAGAGAATTTATTTGAGGGATTAGTCGATTTTTTTGATAATCAATACGTTCATTTTGACATTAAACCTGATAATATAGTCTATAATGAGGCAACAAATAGATTTAATTTTATCGATTTTGGTCTCTCTATATCATCAAAAAGTATAGGTCATGTAATGGGTAAAAGAAACAACATGTTTTCAAGAGGGTATTTTATTATACCTATAGAAACAAATATATTACTTGAGTTTAGTTCAATGCAACCAGAGGATCTTAAAGACGATGTATATTTGTCTGAATTATCACATGCTACTTATTCCGGAAGTGCATCATCATATAAATTAATTAATAAAGGTATTGCTGAATCAGATCTTTATTTAAAACCTTTCGTAGATGATGTAAAAAAATATGGAGAGATAGGAGAGAAGTATACATTTAAAGAAATAGCTATTAAGATGGTAGAAAAAATAGATATTTATAGTTTAGGTATATCATTAGTATTCTTATTTACTGCATTCACTAATACAAGATACATATATGATATGGGTAGTAAGATTAGAAACGAGGGGTTTGTAAAAGATTTCGCCATATTAATTGATAAAATGATAAAACCTGTATTTGAAGATAGAATAACACCAAGAGATGCATTGAAAGAATTTAGAATATTTAAAGCTAAATATACAAATGTATCGAGTTCATCTGACGCAGCAGCTAGCGCATCAGGGCAATCTGGGGGAAAAAGAAAACATAAAAGAACCAAGAAAAGTATTAAAAATAAAAAAACAAAGACTTCCAAGAGGATGAAACATAAACGCAAAACACGGAATAATAGAGGAAAATAATATTTATTAATATGTATAATGAAAGGAGGAAGACAAATAGCAAGTGGAACATATGGATGTGTATTTAAACCACAATTATTATGTAAAGGTGAAACCACCCGTGGTAATGGTGTTTCAAAATTAATGGAAAAGAAGGAGGCAGTTATAGAAATAGGTGAACAAAATTATGTTGATACTGTTATTGATCCGGAATTCGAGTTTCACTTGCAACCACCAATCATGTGTGAAATAGGTGATATAGATACAACAACTGATGATTTAACAGGATGTCATTTATTTAAAGGAAATATTCCTGAAGATGTAAATGATAAATTTGCTATATTACAAATGCGTGATGGAGGAATGTCTATGTTAGATTACTTTAAAAAAATGTCATCGAGACCTCATCTAAGAAATGTTGAAAATGCAATGAAATTTATATTAGGTATGGAAAATTTATTTTATGGCGTTGAGGGATTTGTTAAAAATCAGTTTTTACATTTAGATATTAAACCAGCAAATATTGTTTATAATGAATCTGAAAATAGATTTAACTTTATAGATTTTGGATTAAGTGTAAAATCTGATAATATAGATAAGGTGTTGAAGAAAAGAAGACATGTATTCGAATTAGGATATTTTGTCACACCAATAGAGATATCATTTATAGCAAACGATGATGTTAATGTTGAAATCGCCGATGAAATTCTTGAGCAATTAGAGGACACATATAATAATCCTAAGAGTAGTTATAGACGTTTTAGTAAAAATTATGCGGCGAGTGATATATATCTAGAGCCATTAATTCCATCAATAGAGAGATATAAACCATTATATATTGAAGAAAGTCAGTTATTACGAATAGATATGGTGGATAAAATAGACGTTTTTAGTTTAGGTATTGTATTACTTGAAACATTGGCAGCGTTTAGTCAATTCAAATTTGATTTTAATAATACAGGATTTTATCAAGTTGAATTCTATAGAGATATTGCTCAATTTATAAAAAAACTTATCGAACCGTTTTGCAAAGATAGATTATCAGCAACTGAGGCTCTTATGAAGTTTAGAGAGATTAAACATAAATATTTAGGAGCCTATATCACTGGAGAGGATAGTGATTATGAGTCAAGTGATTCCGAATTTTTCTCGTTATCGCCAGATAGATCAACAAGATTAGAAATAGAACAGGGGACTTCACAGTTATCACCCCACCATCAGTTAGATCAATGGCGCCAGTTGCACCTGATTCTGGAAGATTATCACCTGGATTATCACCGGAATTATCCCCACCACAAGGAGTAACAGCATGTGAAAAATCTTCTGGTGTATGTGCAATTTCGGGTGGAAAAAAGAAGACAATTTCCAAGCGAAAAATAAAGAGACGTAAACAGAAAAAACATAAAACTTTAAAGAAGAGATATCGTAAGCAAAAAAAATAATATATTTATCTTCTATTCAATTCACAATATTCACAATATTCAACCCTAATTGTTTGATAAGTGAACCCATTTTCTATATAATCTATTGTCCATTTATGTGAACATGAATTATATATTCTCTCATTAAGTTCGAATAATTTTGATTCAAGATGTTTTTTTTCTTGTAATAGCTTATCCATATCCATATTAATCAATATAATTATAAGTATTTAAGTGAATTTAGATATACATACTACTATACTTTCGTTTAGTCGTTTGCTTAACAAGTTTTTGAACGATTTCTTGTGTAACATTAAATGGATACTTTAATTCAAATGATTCAACATTTTCAAATAATTTTGTTTCAGGTTTCATCAATCTAAACATATTCAGTTTTGTATAAATAATTTCAATGCATCGCTTAAGATTTCGCACACCTTTTTCATCTCCAGTATAATCCCTAACTAAATATTCAATTGCTTCGTCAGAAATAATAATATCGCCTGTATTGAAATTTACATTTCTCTCAATACTTGGAATCAAATAATCTTTTGAAATAATTTTTTTATCTACAGCATTATATCCATCTGTTTGAATTCGATACATTCTATCTCTCAAAATAGGATTTACTTTACTATCGTCGTTATAACTAAAGATAAACAATACTTTACTCAAATCGAAATCGATATCTGAGAAATATTTATCGTGGAATTTACTATTTTGAGATGTGTCAGTAAGATGTGTAAGAATACCAATAATTTCTTCACCTTTAGGGGTGTCACTAACTTTGTCAAGTTCATCGAAATAAATAATTGGATTCATACATTTACTTTTAATGAGAATATCCACAATTTTCCCCCAAATACTACCTTCATATGTGTATGAATGTCCTTCGAGAAAACTACTATCGGTCGCACCACCAAGGGCAATAAATTCGAATGGTCTATTGAGAATTTTACTAATACCTTCTTTAACGAGAGTAGTTTTACCTGTTCCCATTGGACCTTTAATAGCAACAGCTGAACCCATTGCGGAGGGATTTGAAATCCATTGACCCACCATTTGTAAAATTTGTAATTTAGCGTCATCCATACCATAAACCGCATCATTAAGAATATCACGAGCATTAGTCATAAACTCACTACATTTTCCAACACCATCATCAATATTAACTGGGAGTGATGAATAAACATTAAATGGGATTTTCATAAATGTATCAACCCACTGTTTAATCTTATAATACTCATTACTTCCAGGTTCCATATAGTCTAATGCGTTAATTTTTTGCATTGCACTTGCTTTATACATGACAGGAACAGGAGAATCAATTAGCGTAACCTTGTATGGTTTAATAATGTTAATATGCTTATTAATATCGTCAAGTCTCTCCATCAATGATTTTTGTTCGGTAACATCGAGAGTTTTAAAATACTTATTTACACCACTATGTGATTTTTCTCTAAGCATTTTTTTGAATTCTCTCGAGTTCTTCTTCTTAGTTTTTCTAATAAGTTGTTTATTCTTTTCAGCAACCTTAGCTTTTTCTTCTGCGACTAAAGTTTCAAACGTTTTAATCATTTCCAGAGATGTTTCATCTGTGGATTTTGAAGCAATTTCGAGCATTTCTTGAAATCGCGCTAGTGTTTCATCAGAATGCGTTGTGTTAGAAGTTTTTTTTTGTTTAGGTTTTGACCTTAATTTTCTACGTTTAACCTTTTTTTTAGAAATAGTCTCAGAAATAGGTTCATCAAATGCTGTTAGATATTCTTCATATTCATGATCAGACCTTTTTCCTTTACTATTAAATTCCTCCTTGGAAAGAGGTTCCGAAAGAGCCTCCATATATTGTTCAAATGTATTTTTAGGTTTTGATTTAGAAATGCGTTTTTTAGATTTAGATTTTTCAGAAGGAATCTCATCAACCTCTTCTTCTTCACTACTACTCTCATCACTTTCTCTATTTTTTCCTGTGTCAAAAGTAAACTGGATTGGAATTACAAAATTAGATGCATTTTTGAAACCGTCATCATCAGATTCTGAATCGCTAGAATTCATATCGCTATCACTTTCACTATCTTGTTCCTCGCATTCGTCATCTTCACTATCAGGTGGGATAAAATCGTCATCTTCCGATGATTCACTATAATATTGTTCGATAATTTTGTCTTTAGTTACAACATCCTCTTTGGATGATTGTTTTTTACTTTGTTTAGAAGATTGCTTGGTAGTAATATTTGATGAATCCATTATTGCTTTATTACGAGTCATTTATTTAATATTAATTCATTCAATTTTATTAAAAATAAGAATTGTATAGAACCTAATAATAAAAATTGAAAAAATTAAGAGTTAAATATAATTTTATAAACATATCATAGAGTAACCATGTCTTCACATTCGATGAACCCGTCTAAAATTATTGGCATTCAATTTAGTATTTTATCACCCGATGAAATTCGTAAGAATTCTGTCGCAGAGATTAATTCTCGTGATACTTATGTAAATAATAAACCTGAGATTGGTGGTCTATTTGACCCAAGAATGGGTGTATTAGAACCTGGATTAATTTGTCCAACTGATGGACTTAATTATATGGATACACCCGGATATTTTGGTCATATCGAGCTATCAAGACCAGTATTCTATTTCCAATATCTTACCCATGTATTGAAAATTATGAGATGTATTTGCTTTAAATGTAGTAAACTTCTTATTGATAAAGAGAAATATCATCAAGCTTTGAAACTTAATGGAAAGGCAAGATGGGATTTTGTATTCAGTATTGCTAGTAAAGTATCTCGTTGTGGTGATGAAAATGAAAATGGTTGTGGATGTAAACAACCTGATAAAATTAAGAGAGAAGGTCTTGCTACTATCTTTGCTGAATGGAAGAAATTGTCCTCATCTGATGAAGAAGAAGAATTAAATGATGTATCAATCAGAGTTACTCCTGAAATGGTTATCAAGAAATTCAGACGAATCTCAGATGATGATGTTAATTTCATGGGGTTTAGTCCTGTATTTTCACGACCTGATTGGATGGTTTGTCAAGTGTTGGCAGTCCCTCCTCCCGCAGTGAGACCATCAGTTAAACACGATTCTCAACAGAGAAGTGAAGATGATATCTCTCATATTATTGTTAATATTATTAAGGCAAATAAAACTCTTCAAGAAAAGATTGAACAAAATGCAAAGGAAAATGTAATTGAAGATTGGACTACTGTTTTACAATATTATATTGCCGCAATGGTAAACAATAAGATTCCCGGAACTGCTCCTGTTGCGCAGCGCTCTGGTCGTCCATTAAAATCCATCTCAGAGAGATTGAGTGGAAAACACGGTCGTGTTCGTGGAAATCTTATGGGAAAACGCGTCGATTTCTCTGCTCGTAGTGTTATTGGTGGTGATCCTAATCTAGGAATTCGTCAATTGGGAATTCCTAAAAAGGTCGCAATGAATATTACATATCCAGAAATTGTTAATAATCGCACAAAAGCTTCGCTACTCGCAATGGTAAGGAATGGACCAACTGTTTATCCTGGTGCGAAAATTCTAGAAAAAGCAAGTGGTGAAAGTATCAGTTTAATGTATATAGACAGAGACTCAATTCAAATTCAAAATGGTGATATTGTTCATCGTCATATTTTGGATGGAGATGCTGTGTTATTTAATAGACAACCTACTCTACATAGAATGTCTATGATGTGTCATATTGCAAAGGTCATGGAAGAAGGAAACACGTTCAGAATTAATGTTGCCGATACCAAACCATATAATGCGGATTTTGACGGTGATGAGATGAATATGCACATGCCACAAGACGAAGAATCCGTTTCTGAGTTGAGAAATTTGGCTGCTGTTCCACGTCAAATCGTTAGTCCTGCAAGCAATTCATCCATTATTGGTATTTTCCAGGATTCACTTCTTGGATTATTCCGTATTACAAGAGCACATGTATCATTTACACCTCGCCAAGCTATGGGTCTAATGATGACATATCCTAAATTGCAAAATGATATGTTTAAGAATAAGAAATCCAAAATCAGTATCTTTGATATTATTTCCGCAATCCTTCCACCGCTTACCATGAAATTCAAGAATGGTTCATTCGATGATGATGAAGATAAAAAAACGTCTAACAACGTTGTTGAAATTATTAATGGTAAAATGATGAGAGGTCAATTGGATAAAAGTGTGAAGAAGATGATTCACAGTATCTTTAATGATTTCGGATTTAATGCATCTGCTGATTTTATCGATAATATTCAGAATATTGTGACAGAATATCTTAAAACAAGTGCGTTCAGTGTAGGTATTAGTGATTTAATTGCTGATAAAGAGACAAATGACAAGATTGTTTCGGCTATTACTAGTAAAAAAACAGAGGTTAAACATCTTATCGATCAAGTCCAATTGGGAATTTTCGAAAATAATACAGGAAAATCAAATCATGAAGAGTTTGAAACATGTGTTAATTCAATTCTTAATAAGGCACAAGAAGAGGCTGGAAAACTCGGTCGTAAAAGTCTCGCCGATGATAACCGTTTTAAAATTATGGTTCAAGCAGGCTCTAAAGGTTCAGACTTGAATATTGCACAGATGATTTCGTGTCTTGGTCAACAAAATGTTGATGGAAAACGAATTCCATATGGTTTTGAAAATAGAACTCTACCTCACTTTAATAAATATGATGATAGTCCTGAAGCAAGAGGTTTTGTTGGGAGCTCATTTATTCAAGGATTAACTCCTGAAGAATTATTCTTTCACGCAATGGGTGGTCGAACTGGACTTATTGATACAGCCGTTAAGACATCAAGCACCGGATATATTCAGAGACGACTAATTAAAGGTCTTGAGGATTTAAAGGTTGAATATGATATGACTGTTCGAAACAATATGGGTAAAATTATTCAGTTTGAATACGGTGATGATAGTGTTGATTCTACTAAAGTTGAGGGACAAACAATTCCATTTATCGATATGACAACTGAAGAAATCTACGCGCATTACCAGATGCCTGAGGATGAGACTAAAGATAGTGTTCACTCAACTAATTATACAAAAGGAGCGATTCAAAGGATGAATTCTCAGAAAGTCCAATTGAACGCCAAGATTTTGGAATATATTGAGTATCTTATTAAAATGCGTGAGATTATTATTAAGAAAGTATTTGAATATCACTCCGAAAATAAGGTCAATGTTCCCGTTCATTTTGGACGTATTATCGATAATGTTAAGAATCAACTTCATACTTCTAAAAAACAAATGGTCGATATTACACCTCTTGAATGTTTTGAAATGATTGAGCAATGTAAGAGAGAGATTTCTATGATTGGTGGTGTCAAAGAAAATAAATTATTTGTTGTTATGATGAATTTCTACCTAAGTCCTAAAGAATTACTTATGATTCATCGTTTTAATAAAAAATCATTGCGTGTATTATTATCAACCATTGTCGTAAATTATAAAAAGTCTTTCGTCGCTCCAGGAGAAATGGTTGGAATGGTAGCAGCACAGTCAATCGGTGAACCTACAACACAATTGACATTAAATACATTCCATTTTGCAGGTGTTGCGTCCAAATCAAACGCAACAAGAGGTGTTCCCCGTATCGAGGAAATCCTTACTCTTTCAAAACAGCCTAAAAATACATCCGTCACTATTGAGCTTCCTAAGCAACATTTTACAGATAAAGCAAAGGCACAACAATTGAAATATATTATGGAACACACCAGTCTACGTGACGTAGTTAACTCAATTTCCATCTGTTTCGACCCTGATAATTTGAATACCCTTATTGAGGAAGATAAAGAACTAATTAGTCAATATAATGAATTTGAACAAATGGTAACAGAATGTAATGGTGGCGAATCATTAAGCACAACTAATCCTGTTTTGTCAAAATGGGTAATTAGATTCGAGTTTGATAGAGAAGAAATGCTTGAGAAAAACATTACAATGGATGATATTCATTTCGCAATTAAAAATGGATATAAAGATGAACTTACATGTGTATTTTCGGATTATAATTCGAATAAACTTGTCCTCAGAATTCGTCTTATGGAGCAACATATTAAAAAAGTAGAGAATAATAAAACTTTATTGGATAATAAACAGAAGTCTCTAGATCAGTCAGATGAGATTTATATGTTGAGAAATGTTCAAGATAATCTCCTCGATACAATCATTCTTAAAGGTGTTAAGAATATTAAAAATGTTACACTTAGAAAAATTCAAAACAGACTCGTATTAGAAGACAGTAATTATGTCAAGAAGGATGGTTGGGTTCTTGATACAATGGGAACAAATCTTCTTGATGTGCTGGGAATGGATGATATTGATTATGAAAATACAACATCAAATGATATTATGGAGATTAAAAGTATTCTTGGAATTGAGGCAGCAAGACAGTCTATTTATAATGAAATGTTTGAAGTTATGGAGCATGGTAGCACATATATTAATTATCATCATCTCACTATGTTATGCGATCGTATGTGTTGTAATCATAGTATGGTGTCTATTTTCAGACATGGTATTAATAATGATGATATTGGTCCTATTGCAAAGGCATCATTTGAAGAAACTCCTGAAATGTTTTTGAGGGCTGCACGTCATGGAGAAATGGATAACATGCGTGGTGTTTCCGCTAATGTTATGTGTGGTCAAGAAGGAAATTATGGAACTAGTGCGTTCCAAGTTATTCTTGATATTCCACAAATGGTTAAACTTAGCGCTAAAACAGTTGCTCAAGAGAAAACAATTGAGAGCATGTTTGATTTGTCTAGTAAAGATGATGGATGTGCTATGGAAACTATTAAACAAACAAACAATATTTCAACACTTAAGGGTGATAATGTTATTGCTGATGACGATTATATGCCCGACTTTTAAATAAATATAAATTAATTATTCAAACTTAATCTTTAATAACTAATTTTTTTTTAATTCTTTTACGCTTTATGGGTTTAACAGATTTTTTAGGTGTTATTTTTGGGCTTATTGTTTTACCTATAGAATCATCATCCATAATAACTAATTTTTTAGGTATTTTTCTTCTAATATTTTTTTTAACCTTTGGTGTATCTTCTTTAATAATTAATTTTCTACCACGAGCTGGACGTTTTACATTTTTGACATTTTTATAATTCTCAATTGATTGCTTAAATGATGGTCGTTTATAATATATTTCGGTCATTAATTCCCATAAATTCTCTTTAATATCTTCTCTTGGATTATTAATATGTCCCTCATTATGTATTAAAGTATATCTTTGGGGAGAATCATTTATAATACCTAATTGACGTATGAAATAATATTTTTCATATTCTTTCTTTCTGTTTACTATCCACATTTTTCTAAGGTCTGTAAATTTCTTATCTTTCGTAGCATTTGTTTCAAGTTCAGTATTATTTCCTATATTCCATCCTCGTAATTCATTCATCTGAATACTTGATAATATAACAAGTGGTATATCATAATGTCTTGCCAATAAAATCAAATCAAGATTTGTTAAATAATAATCAGAGCTCATTATTGATTGTTCAAATGTAATTTCACCTGATATAATCTTATTTTTAATTGAATGTTTACCCTGATCAAAGAGTATTTTACGTATTATTAGAGTCTCTCCATATGTTTTAATCAAATCATCGTATAATTCAACTAAAACCTCTTTCAAATTATTAGATGTTAGATTACCTTGAATAGAATCTCCCTTATAATCTCTCACAAATGATAAAAACATCTCAAAACTACAATCAATAGTGTCCTTATAAAATGATTCTATATATTTTGACGGGAAATATTTACCCCATATACCTGTCATATTACGTTTAACTCTTTTGATACAATTAATGGTTGATAAAATTCTTTCAATTGCCTTTGGACTATCATCTATAGTTGGAATACCATTATCACTACTATCTAAATCATCATATTTATTCGGAGAATCCTGTAATGTAAATTCGATATTATTACCATATGTGACGGATTTTTGTGGTTCAATAAAATTATCTCCTATATTATTAATGTATTTGTTTCGATAAACAGCCTCTAAGTCGTCGAAATATCCATCCATTAATAATGTGTCTAGTAATATAATCTCATTATTGCCCAATTTATAATCAACATTGTTTAATACCAGATTTGAATGTGGATTAAATATATAATTGTTTATGATACCATATCTTGTAATTTCATCAGATAATCGCAAATAATAAATCTCTCTATTATTGTTATTACTAATGAGATGTTTATGTGGAATAATCAGTTTACAATCATCATCTGAATCTGTAGTCATACATAAATTAATACTGTCTGTTTCGAGTAATATATTATTTGGTATAGCTGAGAATTCAACATGTTCGTCTAATAATCTCATAAGTCTACGTTTAATTTTCTGTATTTTCTCAATATAAAAGAGAGATTTATCATCCAATATTGAGAGAATCTCTCTACGAACTTTCAAATTATCATAATCATTCAATAATAATCGTCCTGTATTTCTAAACGCGTCATAATAATTCGACTCTAATTCTATAAATTTGACAACCTTCTCACGTTGTTTATCATATGTGGTATCACCATATAGTATTTCTTTATCTAAAGAAATTGTATTATAACCATTCATTTCCTTCAAGTAATCATATTGAGAATCGGTTGTTTTATACGGTTCATTAAGTAATACAAACTGATTAGTTTCTGTTATTATTCCAACTATTAAGTTATCTTCCATAACTTTGAATGATGGTTTTGATGGTATTTTCCCCTGAGATTTTTCATTAATCTTCTTTAAAAATCTCTCTGTATCTATAAAATTTTTCCATTCTACATCATCCAAATAGAGAGATTTAATAGATGAATTTATAGATGATGGTTCTATAGGAATAAATCCTGATTTTCCACTATTTAAACGTGCGATTACACCAACAACTTTCTGATTATAATTTATCACTTGATTTTCAATTTCCGCACCAAATCTCTCTAATTCTTGTTTTATATCTTCAAAAAATAAATTGGACTTGAATATATATTCTTTCGGCATACTATTCTTAGGACCACACTTTGTATAAGATTGTTTTATAATTTTTATTACATTTTTCAAATTAGGTAATAATTCATGGTTAAATAAACTATATACTTTACTCACTTTAATACGCGTTTCTTCATCTCTATAAACATAAATTGGTTCATAATATCCATCCTTTAACATCATTATTAAGGTAGGTTTTTTTATATCAAATAATTGACTTGAATAGCTATTTGTAGGACAAATAATCTCGACATTTTCTGTCATATCATTATTAGGTATCTCCAATATAACTAAATTAATACCATTTGGAAACAACTTATCATTCGCTATATGGACTACATCCCACAAATATGTATGGTCAATTATAATATCGTCGTCTCTCAAAAAATCTATATAATTCTCATATGCTGATGCTATTTTTTTAAAATATTCTTCACTATCTTTATCCGTTTTCACCTTTAATCCCTTAAATAAAACACTATCACTATATTTATTTACATTAATAGAGAGAGATTCACGAGAAAATGTATCGATTAAAGAACCATTAAATAAAGTGACAAATTTATCTATATCTATTGATTCAATAATTATATCCTTCATTTCTTTTATGGTTGGGACAGATATTTTGGATTTATCTGATTTTCTCTTTATTTTCATAAATTCTAAATATATATCTGCTAATACACCTATAAATGATTGATTTTTGTTATCTTCGATTCCCTTTCTCAACATACAATATTCAAACGGTTTAATACCTTTACCAGTCTTACTATAACATTTACTGTTATCAGTCTTAAGTAATTTTTGAATAGAGAGAGGTAAATAACCCCATCTATTAATATCTAATGGATGCTTTTCTGCTCCTTTTATATATCCATCTCCATCTTTTTTGGGCTTAATCTCCAATTTTTTACCACTTAAACATTTATCTCTACGCATTTGTTGGACTGGACTATCCCATGATTTAAAGCAACATGGAATACATAAATCGTCGGGATGGGACCCTTCTTTAACAAAACCTGGATAATGTTGGACATATTCACCTTTTTGATTAATATGTTCCTTTTTATCTGAGAATTCATAAACAAATGCGTCCTTAGGAACAACACGTGCATTCTGGGGAATAATTTTATCTGAGCCACCACATTTACCTGCTTTAACATCTTCCTCGGTCATACTACTATTGGTTTTTAAACACCAATATCGAGGACAAATATACCAATGTTGATTATCGGGAGAGGAACCATATCTTAAGGCTTTTGAATATGAACCTGGATTCACTCTATCTATTCTCTCTTTTTCGCTATCAGTTAAGATAACAGGTTGACGTCTAACGTTAGTAGGACATGTTCTAGAATACGCATTGAATTTACCAGTCTTTCTTTTGAGAAACAATTTAGGATCTAATTTAACCATTTTAGAGAAAAAAACATTGGGATTTTTAAGAGGCATTCCCGCAACATCACTCTCTAATGATGGAGAATTTCCTCCTTCAAATACTAATCCATCTACACTTTCAGCGCCCCCAAAATCAATACTATCATCACTATCACTTCCACTACTTCCACTATAACTTTCTTCATCAAGAGGAACTGATTCTCTCAATGGTCTATTTTGTGATTTTTCAACAATAGAATTACTAACAGAAACATCACCTGCTCCAAATTCTAAATCGTCTACAAACCCTCCAGAGTCATCACTTGCTGATGAATTAACGCTAGATTCTAACTCTTTACTTGTCATTTCATCTCGTATAATAGATGATTTATTACTATCAATCTCTCCAAAATCTAATTCATTAGCAGAGCTTTCTGAGAGGGATTTAGAAATAACAGGTGACGATGCAGACGCTATATCTCCAAAATCTAATTCATTAGCACAGCTTTCTGAGAGGGATTTAGAAATAACAGGTGATGCTATATCACCAAAATCTAATTCGTTATCTGACTTTTTAGAAATAACAGGTGATGATACAGACGCTATATCACCAAAATCTAATTCATTATCTGACTTTTTAGAAGAGAGAGATTTAGAAATAACAGGTGATGATACAGACGCTATATCTCCAAAATCAATGTCATTATTAGATGATTCAATACTCCTTAAGGATAACACTGGTGCTTTCTGAATTTCACCAAAATCTAATTCATTAGCAGATCTTTCTGAGATAGATTTTGAAGAGCTTTTAGATGCTATATCACGAAAATCTAATTCATTTTCAGAGTCCATTATATCTTCATTAGTTAACTCAGGTTCCTCGAAATTTATATGTCGTGCCAATTTTGAAACACATTTTTTAGGTGATTTTTCACTAGAAGAATGGGGTGAATTTGCTGGTGATTTTACAGTGGAGTGAGGAGGAGTTAATTGTTCAGATGATTTTACAGATGATTTTACAGATGATTTATTAGATGATTTTGCGTTTGATTTTACAGTAGAATGAGGAGGAGTTAATTGTTCAGATGATTTTAATGTGGAGTGGGGAGGAGGAGTTAATTGTTTAGATGATTCGGGTGTTTCTATATCTTCTCCAGGAGGACGGGAAGATAATTTGACTTCATCTATTATATCACCAATTTCACCTTCACCTTCATCATCACCAAAATCTAAATCTAAATTATTCGGAATATCTTCAGTTGGGAATGATAACCCGGGTATTTCATCATCATACTCTTCATCTTCATCTTCCTCAATTAATAAACCCAATATTCCATCATCATCTTCAATATCTGAACCGTCAAATTGTATCATATCACTTGTCATTAATAATCCATTTTGCATCTGTAATTCCTCCTCAACTTTACTTTCAATATCCTCAATTTCAGCTATATTAATTTCCTTAGAATTGCACATCTTTTGCACACTTGAGTCTAATCCAGTTTTAGATTGGGTTATACGAATTATGCTATCAATATATTTTAAGATTAATGGCACGTATTTTACATTATTAATGAGTGATATATTTATAGTTATTGAATTCTTAAATGGCACTTTTTTTATTATAATCATAAATCCAGGGTTTGATTTAATTTTAAGCTTTTTATTCTCATTCACCTGCTGTTCTACTTGAATATTTGAAATCCAATTTCGATATTTTTCATTTGATTCATCATCCGTAATGTTGAAATTCTCAGATATTTTTTGCACAATCTCTCCTCTATCATATTTATTATTGACTAAATTTGTTATATATGCGTCAATAGAATCCATCTTATTAAAATAACTAACACGCTTATATCTTAGCTCAATTCCTTTATCAACATCGTCTTCAATAATATTAACAATAGATGAAAAACACCCTATATATTTATTAATATTAATCTTCTTTTCAATATTTAAAATACTAAATATTTCTATATTTTGAAAGACAATATTCTTTTGATAAATGCTGGTAAAACCTATATAATTATATCCCTTTTGTTCAAGAAATTTCCTTATGGTATCAATATGTTTTGTTGAATATTGATTAACATAATCATTAATTTCGTCAATAGAATATGATGTATCACTCATAAAGTCTATTAATACTGAACCATTTTCGAGAAAAGAAGTATTTATATAAATCTCTCGTTTACTATCTTTTACGACATATTTGGATTTAATAACGCTATGTAGTGTTACCATTTTCTGTCGTGCAGTAGTGGCTCTTAATTTGACAATATATTCCTTTGGTAAATAAGGTATTTTCCTACCATCTTTGGTAACATTATTGGTAAATAATCTATATAATTTCTCTTTGCTCTTACCGGGATTGAATTTAATAAAGGGTGTATTTTTATCAGTATTAATTAGTTTAAATATAACTTCTAATGGAATATTTAATGGATTTTGGGGTTCAATAATGAATGATATATTTTTTATTCCTCGAGTGATATAGTCCAGTTCTCCACCGCTTTTTTTCTCATGAATACTATTGAATAAAATTATATTATTATTGTTATTTTTAAAGACGTCACTAAGTAATTTACTATTATTTGCCAATAGACTTGTCTTTCTCTCGTTATAATTCCTCTCGTCAAATATACCGTCTTTAAATAAAAATGGATAATACAATTTAAACATAACATCCATATCAATGGGTAATGATGCTACATCTCCATCTCTCAATAAACTCCTACTATTGTTATTATTAACAAAGTTAATTACATCATCAGGTGTGCATATATATAATGTATTCAATTCAATATCTGGATAATCTAATAAGAGAGATTTATTCTGTGTCGATACGATTGATTCGCCGCTATTTTTCAAAATTGTATCAAATTCTATACAATCAAATGGATTAACAGGAACAGGATAACTTGCTTCTATATAAAATTTCTGCCCAACAGGAGTCTTAACAAAGAGAGATTTATTCTCTATATTTAGCGCAATAATGTCCTCATATGAATAATCCTCTTTAAGTTCAATATGCGATATATCAATATCATATATATTTAGTATAAACTGATATAGTCGATTGTATGATATAGCAATACTGTCATTCTGACTTAATATATTGTAAATCTCTCTATTCGAATAGACTTTTGAAACATATCCAAATGAATACAACTCATTAAATCCATATATACTTTTCGTAGCCATCATAAATTTACGTTTAATAAAATCGATACTGTCATCTTGGAATATTGAATCGTTTATTAAGAAAATTCGTGTGGATTCTTCGTATTTATATTTATCTGTTAAGAGAGATTTTATTGTTTCTGTATCAGTAACCTCGACCCTATAACTATCATCTGGGTCATATCCTTTAAATATGAATATTTCTTTTACCCCACGTTTGTTTATATGATAAACAAAAAACATATATATACTATTAATATTAGATTTTTAATTGATAATATATCTAAATCATTATATATATGAAGAGTAATAATGGAATTTTATATATAATTGTTGTTTTTGTTATTGGTGTGATTATTAAGTTATATTTAGAATCTGATGTATTCAATTTAAAGTGTATTATATCTGATATTGATGGAAATAAATATTGTGTAAGAGAGAGAATTGAACTTGAACAAGTAGCTGATTTATTGGCAAAAGTTACTGAAAAACTTAAAGCACTCGTAAAGCATATGGATAAAACATTTCCAAAGAGAGACAATGTTAGACGTTTAGTCAATAATTTTAATCCTAAAAGAATACAAGAAACATTACCAACGAGTGTTCATACAGCATACAGTGAAAATAAAGGAGAGAAAATGGCTTTTTGTGTTACCAAAAAGAAAAATGGAACAGAAATTATTGATGAGAATACATTAACGTTTGTGGCTATTCACGAATTAGCCCATGTTGGAACCAAATCAATTGGACATAAAGATGAATTTTGGAATAATTTTAAATTCTTACTTGAAAATGCTAAAAAAATTGGTATTTATACTCCAAAAGATTATAAAAAAACTCCCCAAGACTATTGTGGTATGAAAATAACAGATAATCCGTATTTTGATTTATAAAAAGATATTATATTATATTAATGAATAACAGGATTAATAAATAATTCACAATCAGGTGGTATTTGTGGATTTAGAGCAGGTCTTAATGGAAATTGTCTTATTAAAAATTGTTATTCAACAGGTGAAATTACATTTTCTTGTGGAGGAATCTGTTCCCAAAATGCTGGTTATAGAGGTATATGTAGTATTAATAATTGTTATTCAAGAGGTTTAATAAATGGTGGAAGCGCAGGAATTTGTGGAATAAATGCAGGAGAACAGGGATTTTGTGAGATAAATAGATGTTTTTCAACTGGAGTATTCAGTAATTCAGCAAATGGAATTATTGGTTCAAGTGCAGGAATAAATGGAAAATGTGTGATTAATAACTGTTATTCAGTAGGAAATATACAAGCTAGTGGTGGTGGAATTACAGGACAACGATCAGGTCAGTCATCAGGATTATGTATTATAAATAATTGTTATGCATCAGGAGCTATTAATAGTTCACTTGGTGGAGGAATTTGCGCGAGATTTACCGGAACAGGAAGCGGAACAGCAATAATTAGAAATTGTTTTTCTAATGGAACGTCCTCAATTAGTAATCCAATAACACTATCTGGTGGTCAAGGAGACTTAGTTAATGGAAATTTTACATTAGCTACAATACAAAATGGCCTATTAAATTCAATATTAAATACAAGCGTTCCACAAGATCATTCAGGTAATGCATTTATAGCAGATAATTTAGATACACAACAGTTTCCTTTACTCTTATCATTTAGGTCATTTCCATGGAAAAAAATACATATAAAAATTATAATAATAACCCTCAATTTTTTGGATTTATAATAAAATGGATGTTTCCTAGTAAACAGTTAACTATAGATATATCTGGTAATAAAAACAATAGAAATGCCACTTACAGTTTTGTTCAATCTGATATTTTAGGAAATTTACTAGAAGATGTTACACTGGAAATATTAACTCCAATATCAAGTGATTATAGTGCAACTTTAACAGGAAACACACTGACAATAATAGATAATGCTAATATAGTTAGAAACTATACAGAAACAATAACTGTGAGGGCATATTTAAATGAAAATAATAGTATATTTGATGATTTATCTCTCAATTTACGATTTATCAATAATACACCAGTTTTATCTACTATACCTGATTTAACACTTAACACTAATACCACTATGAGTGTTGATTTATCTAATTATGTTGTTGATGAAGATCCTACTAATCTCTCTTATAGCGTTACAATTATCTCTGATCAAAATGATACAATTATCACGTCAATAACAAATAGAATTCTCTTTGTTACTAGTAAAAAATGGAAATATGGTAATTCATTGATAAATATTTCGGTGAATGATGGTGAAAATATAGATACTCAAACTGTTAATATAACAGTTCCATTTATAGCACCGGTATGGTTAATCAATAATCCGACGATCACTATTGGAGGTAATAAGAATAAGAGAATCTTTACAACTAGATTTTTACAAGAAAATATAGATTTCGCATTAATTGATGATTTAGATTTCACAATAATCTCTCCTACTAATAGTAATTATACAAGTAATATAAATGGAAGTGCGTTAACTATTGAAGATACGTTATACCCTATTCGAAACCATAATAAAAATATTGAGTTACAAATTACTAGAAAAGACAATAATCAGATGTTTTCATCTTTAATTTTTAATATTAGTTTTATAAATTTGGCCCCATCATTGCGTATCAACACTTTAAATATGGATCAAGATGCAGTATTAACAATAAATATTAGAAGAATAATGATTGATGAAGACGTAGATTCATTAAGTATTGTAGTTAATCCGCGCCCACAAGAAGGGTTAATAACAACAAAATTAAATAATGATATTTTAACAATAAAAGGGGTACAAGAATTATTTGGATCAACATTTATCACGGTAATTGTTTCAGACTTTGAGAGAACAATAACAAGAAATATTGGTATCAATATACGACAGATTATACCCGCTGCATTTAGGGCACCGGTTGCTACATCTGTTCAAAATGCAAATACATCAAATGTTGGTATTCAAAGAGCGCTTGTAACAAAAGTATATAATACAGCAAGTAGTAACACAGTTGTAGTTAATAATGATGGTTCTATTACAACAACCCCTGTTGATTATATGAGCGGACAAGTATCTAAGAATGCAGGTGCGTTTTCCGGGTCATTTTATACAGCTTATAGAGCATCATTGGGTTAAACTTTAATATTAAATTTATAAGTATTTTAATATTAAATATTCATTTTTACATTGAAGAAGAGCTACCAATCTCAAGAGTTAATCGATTGCCATCAGGTGCAATAGTTGTATTGTTCCATGGACCGACAGCCATTTGGGGGTTAGCAGGTTCAGAACGTAGCTGTAAATTAGCATTTCTTAAAGAAGAACTAACAGTGTTAGTCCCGATATGATGACCAGATTTTAGTAGATTAACACCCTGTAAATCTCCGTTTCCAATAGGATTTAACTTCGCCCATTCACTATTATTATCTTTAGGTAACAATTCAGATGGGTCAACAATCTGCTCAGATGAGCAACCACCAGGCATACCATGAGAAGTAGTCTGGAGCCCAGAAATCTCAGAAGGACCGGAATTCTCTCCAATAGGGGCACTTGGAGTGGGATTTCCTACATTTTGATGAGGTCCATCACCATATTGCATATTACCTAAAGTTCCAGCATTATTGCTCATTTGGTCCATAATACTGTGTTTTGTTGAAGAATAATTATAAATTGCATATCCTAAAGTAATAGCAGCAACTAACATAATCAAATGTGTTGTATTCATCTTTTTAAACATTTTAACTAAACTCATTATATAAAATGTGTGATAAAATATTTTTATATAAATTACAATAAATCTTGATAACTTATATCTGTATTATCAGAGAGATTATCTAACTCTTCTTCGTCGCTTGTCGAATCATCTAAACTATCAATCATGTATGTATTCTTTATATCTTTTGCTTCTAAATAGGCAATAACCGCTTTCTTTTTTGCGTCTCTCGCTTTATCTTTTGCTTCTTGATAAATTTCCATATAAATATCATTCGGTTTCCTTAATGTTACAACATCGTCATCTAATGGTTCAACATCAACTGTCTCTATAATCTCTCTATTTTTAAGAATAGCACTATTCATTTCTATCGTCTTTCTACCAAATTCCTTAATAATAACATCTATATGGAAACTAGAATTAGTAAATTTTATACCACGAAATTCTAAAATAGGTTTGACATATTTTCTATCAACTCCCTCTATATTTGTTTTTTTGTCAATATATGCCCTAAATAACATGCAATCTTCGCCATATTCTCTCGACGAACTATTAAAAAAATAGTTTATATCTGATAAATCCATTTTATTATCGAACCATTCGCTGCTCTTATCATGTATGAGTGATTTTATTTTACTTTCAAATCTCTCTATGAAGGAAATGAATGACGTATCTTTTTGTGTCTTCTTAAATATTAAATCGGAAAATTTAGACAAATCCTCGTTCTTTATTACCGATGAAGGAGTTTCAATAAAGAGATTATTGGTGTGATTATTAGAAATAAGTAATTTGGAATAGTATCCACCTCCATTTACACGAATTGGATTTTCCAATGTAATTCTCTCTAAATCAAAGGTATTGTATTCCTTAACAATATTCATTTAAGATAAAACAATAATTTTTCGTGTTAAATTTATCGCATTAATATATTGATTATTACTAAATAATGACATTTAGAGAGAAGATCGTTAAAGAATGTATTGAAATTATGAGTCGTGAAGATATTAAAAGTGAAATACAGAATATTTTGCGTCCAATTATAAAACTAATTATTTCGTCATTTAGCCCTTATATTGAATTATTAGTTCTATTTTTGGGAGTAAATTTTATTATTTTAGTATCAATATTGTATTTAATTCTTTTTAGAAAAGTAATATCGTTGTAAATATATTTTCTCTCTAAAATGTATAATATAATGCACAGAAAATCACACAAAGTTGCTAAACATCATAAACGCAGTCGAAAAACACGGGGAACTAGGAGACGCAAATATAAAGGGGGTAGCACATTAACTGGTATTTTAGGGGCTGCTAGAACTGCCTTATTACCCTTTTTAATGTATAAAGGACAGAAATATACTCAGCGTAAAGCACATAAACGCCGAGGTAAAACTTCCAAGAAGAAATAAATTATCGCATCATTATAATAATTAACGAAACAATTTAAATATATTATGATAATTATTATATACAAATAGTGATGAGTTTAGAAGAATCAATCAAGAAATGGGTATCAATTGATAATCAAATTAAGGAATCCAATGAAGCGTTAAAACATCTACGTCAAGAGAGAACAAGTATTTCAAATATAGTGCATAAAATCGTCGAGGATAAAGAACTCAATGACGCAACTATTCAAATTTCTGACGGAAAATTGCGATTTGGAACAACAAAGGTAACTCAGCCAATTACAATTAAGTTAATTAAACAATGTCTATCCGATTACATTACAGATGAGGATAGTGTTGATAAAATTATACAACATATTAAATCAACGAGAGAATCCAAATATGTTGCCGATATTAAACGAACGTATAATTAATATGATAATAATTACTTAAACCTATAGTAACCTATATAGATAGTAATGTCTAGCAATAGTTTTTTTCTTTATTCACCTAGTTTCACTGGACTTAGAACAATCTCTAAACACCACATGCCATATCATCCTGAATGTTATGTTAACGATGATATTTACACAATGTCTCAGAGGTCAAAATATGTAAGAAATGTAAATGAATGGTTGGAGAAACCTACGAATACATTCGCAGATCAAGATGATCCCAATTTGTATCAAAACGCCCATTATGTAAAAAGTATGTTTGATGAATTACTTAATATTATTGATAGTTCAAATATGAAAATATATGATCATAAACAGTTTAAAGAAGACTTCATACATTATATATATACCTTGTCTTCTCTATAATAATGGCTGCATATTACTCAGATGATGATTACGAAAGTGACGATCAGCATACAAAGGCTGAGTATAATAAACTCAGAAATTTCCAATTGAGGGATTATCTAGATTGTCCAGAAACAAATAAACTACTGAATCGTGAATGGGATATGAATGTAAATAATACAATCGAACATAGAGTAGATGAATTCTTTGATAAACATTATGAATTCTTCAAGCATTCAAATACTCGAGTTTTTGCGCGAGCTACATCAGCACATGGCAATCATTTAATGCCTCTTGTTAAACATCATTTAGTTCGAAATTATGATTTAAATATGTTCAAAACCAATCCGGAATTAGCAAGACCATTGGTTAATTCATTTAACCTAATTAAACAAAAAAGAGCTGAAAATAAAAGGGATGAACTTAAGAGGAATTTCGACTATTCTAATAGAAAAATTAGTTGGTCTTAGGTTATAAAATTTATATTACAATATATATATTATGGATATAAATGATTTAGTTTATTCTAAAAACGATAAAGGTGATGTAATGATGGGTGGATACTCCGTCAACAGTATTATGAAACATAGGAATTCAAATACTAATGTAGGTCAAAGTGGGGGAAAAAAACAAGATGATTTTGATGATATGTTTAAAGATTTAGCAGTTCCTGTCGGATTATTATATATTCAAGAAACACATCAATTTGGAACCCAAGAACCTATAAAAAATGAAAATCTATTTGTTAATTATAAAACAGTTGATGATACTCTATATGATAAATTAGTGAATTTAGCAGCACCAGATACACGGGAAATTTCAAGCGAACCTAACAAGAAAGTAAAAAAAACATCCGCTAAAAAGAAAAAGACTACCACCAAACGCAAATCTAAAAATAAAACTAAAAAACATAAAAATAAAAAATAAGTATTTTAAATTTGGCTCCATTGCGTTTTATTAAATGGAGATACCAATATATTAGGCAGATTTTTCCGGTATTTCTCAACCATTCTATCTAACTTTTTATCCTTTTCAGTTATAGGATACGGTCTAACATTTGACATTCTTTCCATCTCTTCTCCAGTAATCTTAGGTTTATACCCATAACAATTGACACCAAATTTCACATTTTTGTTGTCTATAAATCCACCATTAACACCCGGACGACCACAATCATTCTCATGACCTTTTATTTTCTGAAGCTTATCATATGATTTCTGTAAAGTTGGAAACAATGCTAATTGATCTTTTGACCAACCATAACCACACCATTCACCACCATCATTATATGCTTCTTCAACCTCATCATATGATGCTAAACGCGCATCATACGCTTTACAAACTGCTTTTGCTTGGTTATAAGTATAATTATTATCAGGTATATGGAAAACCTGTTTAGAAAACATAATTTCAGGAACTGTAGTATTTTGTTTATGATCAACGCTTATATCGATTTCTGGTGTTGGACTAAAAATATTCTTTATTATAGTATGAATATCAAGAGAAAAGAAATACTGTAATCCATTAATTAGTATCAAAAAGATTAATAATCCCCAGAAAAATAACTCCATTACTCCTATTGCTGAAGATGATGATGCTGCTGAACTTGTTGAACCACTAATTGAATTACTTATTGAGGTCACAGCATTTGTGGCAGTTTTTACACCCCCTAAAGAGGCAAACATGAAATAATATGCTATTAATATTACTAAAACACCTAATATCATTATCGGATTAAATCGAGTGAAATTATTATTTATCATATCATATAAATTAGGAAAACCTGTCGATGGATTCACATTAATATTCATTATATATATATTTATTTACTTTATTTTTTTCTACGATAGAATAAACAATATGCTAGTGGAGTTATTATCACTTCTTTATTTTCTACCTTTCCAACATTTGTATCATTAAAATGATACCATGATTCATTAGCGTTTTTTACAAATGCTGTGTAATGACCACCATTTGGACTACCACTATGATTACATATTCCATAACATTCATAATTATAGGTTTCGTTATTTGTATCTAATACATAGTCAGATAGATCCATATTATCTAAAGGGAATGTGATTAAAGAATTATTTTTTCTAAGAAGATTAGTAAACCGTTTAAAATCAATCACTAAAACATCAGGTAGAGAGAAAAAGGTAATCTCTTTAGATGTTTCTTCCTTTTCATTTGTTTTATCATTATGCCACATATTCTCTCCTGTCATCTCTTCTTTTTCTGTATAAAGATCGAAGCAATCATAAATGTTAATGGTCGGTTTATTTGGAATAGGTAAGTTAATCATGAAAAAAGGTTCTGGGGTTTCAACAAGAATATCTCCGGTTGTATTCCTTATTTGTGATATATGTATACCATAAAACATTTTTACTAAATGAGAATAATCTTTAGAAAACATCATTTTCATCATCTTATTACATTTAATAGTTAGACTATTATCCGACGCATTGTCGAGATCAATATCTTTAATTGGACGTTTAAATGCACCATGAAGTTCCTCAATAAAAAAAAGAAGAAATTCGGGTAAATCATTCTGTGCAAATCCAGTGAAAATATCTCTATCTTTCTTTTTCGCAATCAAATGAATAGCAGAAACAAATCGACCAGGAGAGATTGTGCAATTAGAACTCCACATTAATTCTCTTAGACCACCCCATTCATCATAAATCACCCTATTACCTTCTTTGTTACCTTCCACTTCCATAGATTTATTATTTTTAAAATACTCGGTCAATTCATATGTATGAGAGATACATTGTATTGTTGAATTCAGAAAACACGTATTTCCCAAATTTGCTAAACCCGTCAAACCTTTATCACTATAAGTTTCCATTTGTATTATAGATAAATATATCTTTATATTTATTTAAAAACAATGTTTGTATACTATTAATGGAAAATACATCTGCACAAGATTATCAACGATTTTGTATATCATATATGAATCAAATAGAGAGAGTATTAGAAACTTATTCACAAATGCATGATAATCTAGTTACAAATATGCGTAGTAATAACTCTTCAAGACTTCATATATACTCCTCTAATAATAGTCAACCATTACCGACAACAAATCACTCTCAACAGAGACCTGTAAATAGTAGTATTCCTACTGTATTTATGACTCCATTGAGACAAACTAATCTACCTGCTTCATATATGGGCGAAACAGGTGACAATACAGCCGATTTATTTTTATCGGCATATAATTTATTATTCCCAACAAATCCTCTAAGAACACCCGTTAATACAGGAATTACACACGAACAATTTTCAGAATCTACTGAAACTTATTCTTTGGAAATTTTTCAACAATTAGATAATGAATATGACGAAGAATGTCCTATTACAAGACTACCCTTTGGAGAAGATAATAGAACAATTACCATAATTAAAAACTGTGATCATGCGTTTGATACTGAAGCATTAGAAAGATGGACACAGACGAATATTACATGTCCGGTTTGTAGACAAAATATAGTTATATCAACTCCTCCTCCTGGTTAATTTTATAGTGCTTTTTAAGGGAATCATAGAAGTCCTGTTGCTTCCTTAATTTAATTTGTTTGATATCATTAATACTTTTAGAATTTGAAATTAGACGTCTGGTATTAATATCACTATTTATTCTACGTGAATTTATATTATAATTTTTAGATACTAATCTCTTAGTATTGATGATATCATTAATATTGTGAGAATTTTCGCTCAATTTTTGATCAATGTCCGATCTAAAAATCTCTCCTAATTTATAATATTCTTCCATCTATATAATAAGTTAAAGAAAAAATTATACTTATTATATTATGTCTAATATTCCAAATATTCAAACAGGATATAATTCCGAAATGAATTATGAAATCTCTCTAAATAGAGTTAATATAAACGAAGCTTTACATAATATAACTGATAAACTCGAAGAAATTTCTAAGAGTCATACAGATGATGACGAAAGCGATATTGTATTCCATCGCGACGAGACGCCCGATTTTATAACAGAGGAACAGATGGTAGAAATAATGAAGAAAATACCTCCTCCAAAGAAAATATGTTATAATAATGTAAAACACATTGTAAGGACAACCTTTTTTTCAGAAAATGATTACAATTCATCAGCATTCGACATTATAGCGACATATATAAAAGGACAAAAAATTATTTATACTGAGGCTATGAGTGATTGTGTAAGCAACCTTAATTATATTATGTTGCCAACTATATTATTATCAGCAATCGCTACTGTTCTATCATTAACTATTGATAAATTTTATTGGGGACCCGTATTATTAGCATCTGTAAACGCATTTAATGGATTTTTATTGGCTGTTGTGAATTATTCAAAATTGGATGCTGCGGCAGAAGCACATAAAATAACAAGTCATCAATATGATAAATTACAATCATTATGTGAATTTACTTCCGGAAGACTTATGATTTTTTCGAATAAAGATGACGATAATGATAATGACCATGGAGCGGAAAAAACGGCGCTTATTATTCATAAAACTATTGATGAAATAGAAGCTAAAATAAAGGATATTAAAGAGACAAATTCATTTATTATTCCTTATTCAGTTCGTTCGAAATTTGCAAACATTTATTATCTCAATATCTTTTCAGCCGTCAAAAAAATACGAGATAAAGAGGCATTATTAATAAATACTCTTAAGAATAAATTAAATCGGGTAAGAAAAATGGAATATTTAAATAAGATTGGATTAATGAGAAATAAGAATTATTTACACGAAGAAATTATCAATCTTAACAATGAAATTACAGATATAAATGAGGAAATCATTGGTATTAAAACTAAATTTACTATTATTGATAAAATGTTTAAACAAGAAATACGCAACGCAGAGAGAATGAGAAAACAAGGGTGGATTATAAGCACATGTTGTTATTCTACCGATGATATAGATACAGATGAATTAATAAACCGAGATACTATACCAATTAATAACTCTAATGTTAATTTAAGAACACTAATGGAGGAGATTGAAGAAACACCATTATCACCTAAAACACGACAAATATATCCTCAAGAAGATAATATAAAAATAGTTTAAATAAATCACAAATATATAATCTAAATGGATAGAGTTAAACAGATGAAAGATGTTCAATTTGAAGCTTTTGAATTGTTCCGTAAAAAAAACGCAGATTATGGGGATGCGTTTGCGACATATGGAACTGTAGGTGTTCTAGTGAGAATGGGGGATAAAATCAGTAGACTTACCAATATTTCAAATACAAAAATCTCTCTTGTTGATAATGAGAGTTTGAGAGATACGCTTATTGATCTGCATAATTACAGTGCAATGGCAATTATGTTGCTTGACGAAGGTGATAATACAACTCTTGATATAATTGAGGAAAACATATCTGGAGAGGCAAAATAATCCGTTAATTTGATATATAAAAAAATATTTATACATCAAAATTTATTCAAATACTTATCCAAAGAATGACTTTATTGATTGTTGGTTATTCTTCTGTAAGTTACATTTCCTAAGAGCATCTTGAAATATAAGCGATTTAACCTCTTTATTTCTATGATCCTGGATATATTTGTTCTGTTTTATCTGATCACCATGATATTTTCTCATAATACCTCTTTCTTTTAAGCCCAATGACCGTTTTGATTTCGAATATTCAGGAATATCTTGTAATACAAGAGCAAATACTTGCTGAACTGGTTTCATAATTTGATTTGTAATATAATGAATATAATCAGGCTTGAGTTTGTTCTTTGATATAAAATCTGGAGTTTCAATACGATCACCTTGCAATTTCATATCCTTTTTAGTCTGAATATATACAAAGGGAATTCTATCTCCCGATCCTGGTTTATTGCCTGGATCGCGTTTTCCAATCCTATCTGCTAATACTTTATGTGCAATTTGTTTCGGATTTTTATAGAACGCACGTAATGATTTTGTAATAATCAGTTTATCAATCGGATATTTTTCATTTACAATATCATCAAGAAATTTCTTTGTGAATTCAATTGCCTTTGAAACATCCTTATCTTTCATTAAAATATCGATAATTCCACCATAAATATCCTTAACTATCGGAGCATTATCACGTCGTTTCAAGACAATACCCATTGATTTTCTGAAACACTTATCCACATCTTCTTCATAAAGCATACCAACATATCGCTTTTTCGACAATAAACAGAATGGCATGAACGTCTTTTCATACTCCAAATCGTGCGGAGGCTTAAGAAACATAGTCGCTAATTCACCTGCTTCTTTCGCCAATTCTATCGTGTGTTTTAACGCTTCTTTACCAACAATTTTATTACCTGTTTCTGGATCTGTTAGTTTAAATGACATAAATACACTATCAGTATCTCCATAAATATATTCGGCATTACTCTTAACAATACCATATTTCGTTTCGCAAATACGGTCACCATATACCTCCTCAATAATACGCTTTCCATATGTTAATAGTTTCCGTCCAATAGCCGTTGTTGACGCAGCAACATCCTTCTCATAAAATGATGATGTTCTCGCTCCACATTGACCATATAATGAATTCGCCGTCAATTTAATTGCTAATTGACGCTTATCAAGAACATTTTTCATAAATTCACTATATTTATCCTCAATAGATGAAATATTAACTTTCAATATATTTGAAATCTCTCCATCTTTATTTTTTATAGAGAGATTTGTATCGGTATTCTCTATAATAATTCCAGTATATTCAATATCATCCATTGTTTTAACTACTTTCCATTTAGCTGATGCGCGCGTTGATTTTCTCGCTGCAAGTAGCTCCTTAAGAATTTTTGGCATGATAGCCAAATCACCTTCGGGGAATTGTGCAAATCGACATTTTTTATATCCAGATAACGTTTTAATAGCTGCACTAGATGGAGTTTTTCTAACATATTCATACGTATCATATTCGATATCAACATATTCATATGTCTCTAGATTATCATAAATAAATTCACCTTTATCATTCTTTATTCCTGTTTCTGAAACCAATTTGCCGTCCAAATCATATTCCATCGACCATACTTTAGAATCATGGGAGAGATTTTCACTAATCATGGATGATGGATATAGAGAACTATAATCGACACATGCAACAGGCTCATCTAAATATAAACCGCATTTGGGTGGAAGAACAATAGCACCTTCATATCCACCATCATTCTTCTTTTCTAAAACGGGAATAAGTGTATTCGATTCGCGACATTTCTTTGCAATAAAACTAAATAATTTAATCCCTTGACCCCTCATAACGATAAAATCAATTGGAACACTGCAAATATTCGCCATCTCTACCATTCCTGTAACAACGTCGATTTTATTCAATAAATGATGAACTAAGTTACAATCCTGAATACAATATTTCGCAATTACAGAACGCTCTTTTGGTCCCTCATTAGTCATTCTGAAAATATCTTGAGGTGTTACATCATCCTTAGCTAGACACCATTTAAGTATTTTACTTTTATCTGGATTAATCTCGCTTTTGATTACAAATGTTCCATCACATTCATTTATTTCATAAACCTTAAATTTATTACCACCATCATAAAACTCGCTTGAGTGTCCAATCTCCTCAATTTGAACATAATTTTCATCCTTAATACCGATTAAATTCTTAGAATAAATCTTTGTATATTTATTATCTTCATATGTAAAATGCTCATATTTTTTAATTGTATCTCCAATAAAATGTCCAGATACGTAGTCAAGCTTATATGATGTAAGGTTATATTCACGTCGGAAATAATTATATAAATCAACCTGAATTCTCCCTGTCATTTTAATATAATTTAAATTATGTGTTCCACTTGCAATTGTAATGCTAGTCTCTTCAATCTTAAACTCTTCCTTACCTGTATCCCAATCCTTAACAGTATTTCCACATACTTCATCTTTAATTCGAGATAATTGTAAGAATTCATTCATACACCTCATACCTTGCTCTTTCGCACGATTAAACATAAATTTGTAATCAAAACCAAAGATATTGTATCCAATTATAATATCAGGATTTTCACGCTGGATTATCTTTGTCCACGCCAATAAAACTTCTTTTTCAGTATTATAACATTCAATCTCGGCACCCGAAACATCATCGCACGTATCTAACGCAATACAATGATTCAAATAAGGGTCCTTTTCACCATATTTGATAAATGTTGAACCAATAAATGTAACCTTATCACCTTCTAACGGTGGCAAATATTTATCAAATACTGCTGTTATTTCAATGAGTTTCTCTTCACGTTTAATCTTATCGCTATTTAAAATATCTATAATTGTATCATTATTTGTGTATTTCTTTTTTGAATATGATGCTTTTGTATCATCATCACTATCATAGATGAAATCTAGTGTATTCTCCATCGTCGAATGTGTCAATAATTTTTCATTAATAGTTTCAAGTAAGATTTTCGTAATTTTTGCCTTAATATAACTTTGTGTAAACATGTTTTTGGGATAAACATGATTAATATCTGAACGAAGAATTGACGACATATCGAACGCAGTTAAGATAATATTCTCGATTAGAAGTTTCTGTTGTTCATCAGTATATTCTTTAATTTCATCAATATTTGAATCCCAATAATCAAGCATATCAGTAGTCATTTTTTTGTAATTTTTAATGGCAATCGGGAAATCACCATGACTACTTGATGCCTCAATATCAAAACTACAAATCTTATAAGGGACCTTATCCTCCTTCTCAGGTAAAGGAACAATATCACCCCATTCGACTGTATATTCATGTTTACAATTAGTAATTTTACAGCCATGTTCGTTTAAAAGACTTTCGTCAATACTAATCCACCCTGATGGACTGATATTATTAATGTGGAAATATCGCAATAGTGGGGGAATATTTGATTCATATAATTGAACATAAGTATTATTATATAGATAACCTTTAGGTTTCAATTTACGCTCAAATTTATTAGTTATTTTATTTTTAGAGGAATTATAGAATAAGTTTTTCATTTTATTAAACACCATTATATTGTTAAATTTAAACACAATGAATTTATGTTTTTTATGATTATCAAATCCATATAACTCCTCTCGTTCAACCAATCTACAATCATTAATAGATTTATCATAGTAGTTATATTCACTAATTTTACCTTTAATGTGTTTCAAAAATGCATCTTTTCTCGCAATATCCCATGAATCGTCGACTTTTACAAAGAAGAATGGTTTAAATCCTTCTACATAAATAGCGTAATCTTCACCTGATTCATCAATACCGAACATTTGAATAACAAACTCTTTTTTGTCACCATTTTTGGGTAAATCGTCCTCATCACAGCCTTCTTCTCTCTCAACATCTTCATTATATACGGTAAAATCAAGCAGTTTCATAGAAATACTCATGGTTAATATATGTTATTAATCATGAATATTTAATATTTATTTCATCAATTTTATTTACAGAAATCGAGTAATTCTTTCTTTGCATTATCACAATTATTGTAATTGTTTAGAATAATTTTATTCACTTGTGCCGGAGTTATATCAACATTATATTTGAACACATTTTCGAAGAAATGACTATTGTTATTCTCATAGAAAAAATCAAACATTTCACATATCATGTTCTTTGAACAAAATCCTACCTCAAGATTAATATCAATCCTTCCTGGACGAATAAATGCCTTGTCTAATTTTTCTGGATGATTTGTGGTTACAATAAGAATTCTACCAGGTGTTTCCAGAATTCCATCCAATAAATTTAGAACAAAAGAGAGATTCAATTCCTCACTATGAGCAGGTCCTTTCTGTTTATCTCTTTTAAATGGTTTAAGTTCTTTATTATTATCAATATCCGAAATATAATGGGTTTCAATCTCATTTGATGCATACTGATTATCCATATAAGGTGTAACATTAAAATCGTTCATAACAGGTGTGGGTTTAAACATTGGATCTGGTTTTTGTTCAATAACGTCAGTTTTATCTGTTTCATTCTTTCTTTGATACACAATATCAGATAAACAGTCAATGTCCTCGATAACATAAATCCTATCATCAACTGGAATATTATAATACTCTGTTCTACAATTAGATAATACATCTAATCTCTCTTCAAAAAACAAATTCCTTAATTGTGTCTGAGTTGTATCCTTATATAGTTTGATATTAATTACATGTCTTCTCGTATCCTTAGCTATTGCTTTAATAAGGGATGTTTTTCCCGTTCCAGGTGGACCATGCATTAAAATACCCAATGTATATGGGATTCCCTTTTCAACATACCAATTCTTATTATTAATAAACATATTTACTCTTTCTTTAACAACATCAAGATGTTTTCCAAATACATTAGAGAGAGATTTATTAGTATTGAATTTTGTCATTAGAAATACCATGTTTTTGTTCGCCTTATAAAAGTCTACATTTCCATCAACATCTGAAGGAATTGCACAATGTTTTTCATCAAAGAAATATTTTTGGTTGCCAAGCTTATTCTTTTGCTCATATTCATATCTCTGAACAACATTATTAATGAATGTTTTGAGACCTACAATTGTCTCAATTGTCGAAAATAATTCCATATTATATTCGTCATTATCACCCCCTTCAATAAAAGAAACACGACATGAAATATCACTATTTAATTTGAAATCATCTGTATTGGTTACCTTAAATTCCGATTTATATGAGAGTGATTTTGATGATTCTGTATTCACAATATAGTGATTAATCGCATTTATTACAGTATCATCCATATTACTTTTATTCTGTGTAAATAGAATTGATGATTTCACCTCAAGCGACTTCTCATCAATTATTTTAGTAAGTGTTTTCTTCTTTTTATTGAAATACTTAATAAGCTCTTTTTTTACAAAATCTTTAATATACGGGATACAATACATTACTTGAACCATTATTAAACCAAGTATAATTTGAAACATACCTCCATTATCCCCTCCTACTCCCTTAGATGCAAACATACTCATCATATTCATATTCATCATGTTATTTAACATTTGACCTTCCATTTTTAATATATATATATAAATCATAATCTCTTTATATATTATTTTAACATCATTTGTCATATTCATTAGATTCATTATCTACACCAGTATTGGGTATCATTATAACCTTATTCACTTCATCTTCAATCTCTCTAATTGTGTCTTTTGCGTTCTTCAAATTTATATTGTTTTCTGTATAAATTATTATTTTTTCAAGACCATTTGCTTCACTTGGTTTTGATACATTATAATCTTTGAACTTCTCCTTAAATTTGTTCACAATATTATTTGGTATTAAAGGTGTAACTTCTGCAAGTCTTTCATAAGTATCCCTCGATATCTTTATCAAATCAGCCGGTCTCATTCTCTCTTCTGGTGGTAATGATAATTCTATAGAGAGAAATCTATATAGTTTACCATATTGTATGGCACTTAAACGATGATTTTCACTGCGTTTAGCAAAAGAAAAATAACTTCCTACTGTATTTAATATTCCAACACCAAGTGATACTACACCAACAACTATTCCCCCAATGCGATCATTTTGTTCACCCCATATTCCACCACCACCAATAGATAATGTTCCCGCTATTGTCGAGAGAACAATTACTGGTAAATCGATAAAGTTACGGTAATATGAAAATGAATGAGCCGCCTTTTTATTCAAATACGAATAACAAAATGCTTTCTCTCCCAAATCCTTAAAGTATTCTTCAAGATGGCTACTCCATTTTATATTCTTGTTTATTTCCATATATATCTATATACATTTTATCTACGTCGACGATATGTTCTTTTTCGTTTTTTAGACGCAGATTTCCGTTTATGTTTACGTTTATTAGTTTTCGTCCTTCGCTTATATTTACGTGTTTTGCTGACTCTTTTGCCGCCTTTGTGTCCCGAGATCGATTTATAGAATCGCATTAATGAGTCCGAAGTCCTATTATCAGAAAATTCTCCTATCTTCTCTCCATTACGTAAATGATATATAGTAGGATATCCTATAATAGATTTATACCCTTCAATATCATTCATATAGAGAGATTTCACCTTTGCCACAATTGTTTTCTCTCCACCTTTAGATTTCATTACCTGTTTTTCAAACTTATTCCACTCAGGTTTTAACCCTTCACACGCACCACATCCATCCATATAAAATAATACCATTACATCTTTACCCTTTAATAAATTATTATATACCTCGACCTTACTATCACTATCGACATCAATAAAACGCATTATACTATATTATATTATTTATTTTATTGCTAACTATTTTATTTTATTCTCTTATTTATATGAAACTTATAGTAATATTATTATTCTTTTTAGCAGGGTTATATTTTGTAATGAATTATAATACTAAATCTCTCATTGAACCGTTTATTCAAGACTATGATGTTCCATATAATTGTCCAAATCTATTAATCGAAAAGGATAGTAAATTCCTATTATATAATACAACTAAACTTGAAATACCTGGCGTTAATCCTATACAATTTGATAATTTGGAAGAATATACACAATTTATAGAATGGTTACGCGCGTCTGGTGTGAAATGTCCTGTATTGTTCGCAAAACAAACATACACGACTCAGGGAGATAAAAGTTTTAAAATATGTCCTAGTGGCGACCCATCTATATGTGGTATTGCACAAAGTTTAGTTCCAAACAAAACAACACCATTATTTGACGCGGGACATGATAAAGGTTCTATGCCTGGATACGACCCCCAAAATCAATATATTGGGGATTATACACCATTAGATAAATTATTCGATTCGGGTGAGCGCAAACCAATAAGTGCGAATCCAATAGATAATAATTGGGGAGGCCCTCAGTATAGTGAAATGGAAGTAAATAGAGGCGATTATAGTGGGGACGAAATTATTGTTAAAAAATAGAATACTTATTTAGATTTCTCTTCAATAAAATCCATTAATTTTGGTAAATAATCTGATAATTGGATTGAATATTGTAAATCCTTCTTATCACTATCTGTTAAATCTGTTTTCAATAGTAAATTAAGTATTTGAGAATTTAATATATCTTCTTTATCCATCAATATATTCTCATAATTACTCTTATATCGCTTTATTTCTAAACTTTTCATATCATCTCTCTTCGAGTCTAATAATGTCGCCTCTATTTTTGTTATTCTATCATCATTTGAAACTAAACCTTCAATAACCTTCTGAGTAGTAAATATAGTGAAGATTATATATAACACTATTATTACAATCAAACAATATAATACATTTATCATCTCTCTTATGTTATATACGTATCTTATTTTTGTCAAATTATTTTAAAATTGAAAATAATAAATGCTAAATAAATGAATACAACAAACACTAACTTAATCATGGCTTCCTACGTTCTAGCAAAGAAACATACATTAATGATGAAACAATATAATGAACACACATTGGATCTCATTTTCGATAATGAAGACGATTTCGATAAGTATTTGAATAATATTAAAACATTCGATTTAAATAAAAAAGGAACTTATGGATTTCTTCATATGAGGAAATTTATTCAATCACTTACTACATTAGAGCTAATGAATTGTCATAATATTAATATTGCATCATCTTTCAAAAATGCAACACCATTATATGTTGCTTGTATGAACAGAGATATTGAATCTATTAAAAAACTATTATTTCATCCTAATATTAACGCCAATTGTGTTGTTGCGGGTGAGCCATTAATCAATCATATCATGAGTGATGTTAAATTATTAATGACATTATTAAAACACAAGACATTTTATGTTTCTAAAGTTACCCTAACTACAATTATTAGGACACAACCATATACAATTAACCGGAACAAAATTCTACGGGAAAACTTCTATTAAACAGAAACTACTACATTGTCTGGTTGTTTATGAATTAAAAATTTTTTAATTGATTCAATACATTTATAACTGATTTTCCTAGTTTGACCCTTATCTGTTGTATATTTTTCGTTATCTAATAAACTCGGATTCTCTTGGAGTTTATTGATTAATTCCATAATAGTTCCATGCTTATCTATAATAATTTGGGCCATCTTAATACTAACATCTGGTATTTGGCTTAAAATTATATATCCAATATTATTTGGTGTTATATTACTTTTTTTATTGCGTTTAACAACACTATGATAATTCGACGAAGAACTAGAAGCGGCATTTGGATTCTCTTTATTAGCTACCATCTTTTTCACAAATTTAACAATCATTTTGGTAGTTTCAGTAATACTATCACTTCTAACAACTGAAAATCCCTTATAATAATTCAATGAAAACATCGCTGAATATATGGCATCTTTCTTAATTCGCGAATATTTATTCGAATACTTATCAATACTACCTTCAATAAGATACATAATTTTATGATTATCTAGATCACATGACGTCAACCTGAGAGATTGTTCTTTATATCTCCCATCTTGAATACTGGACGCTAAATCATTCACGCTTTTACGTTCTATGATGAGCAACTCATTACCTTCTTCATCTGTAATTATAAAGTCCCCTATTTCTAAAACTTCAATACTCACAGTAACACTATTAGAGAGATTTTCATTAATAATGTATTCATCAATTAATTTGACAATATCATTCTCACGGTTATCAATCTTAAGAATTAATTTAGACATAAGATATATTTCATTATATCTTTAACTACCTTATAATAAACATATTTAAAAGCTTCTCTCTATAATATAGTAATGAAGCCTGTAACTATCAAATCTTTTTCCAAATTATCCAAAAAGGATATCCTTACTCTCACCCCAAAACGTGATTTACATATTAAAAACAATTATATAAATGACGTAGAAAATGATCAACATACGGACGATTCACCAATTGAATTAAGCCAAATTAAACAGGCTATTTATAAAGATATTGATATTGATGAACAGATGATTTTTGACCCCTATAATGATAAAAATAACGAGATTACAGAGAGATATATCAAATCTATTTTGGGAAAATATGGTCTCCCTAAAAAAATTCATAATATCAATCTTTACAAACGCGCATTTGTTCATAAATCATATGTCAAAAGGGCATTCCTTGAAAATGAAGAAAACAACGTTACAATCGTGGATAAACCAGATAATTGTCTTCCACTAAAGACTAAATCAAATGAGAGATTGGAATTTCTCGGTGATGGGGTGCTAGAATGTGTTACAAAGTATTATCTATATAGAAGATTCCCAAAAGCAAATGAGGGTTTCATGACGGAGAAGAAAATCGCCCTTGTTAAAAATGAAAATATCGGTAAACTTGCGTATGATATGGGAATTAATAAATATTATATTATATCAAAAAATGCTGAGGAAAAGAAAATCAGAACTAATCATAAAAAACTTGGTTGTCTATTTGAAGCTTTTATTGGTGCGCTATTCTTAGATTTTAATAAAGTAGAAGTTAATGATGAAGAAGGGTGGTTCAAAAATGTATTTGTAACTGGACCTGGTTTACAAATGGCGCAAACATTTATCGAAAATATTTTCGAAACCCATATTAATTGGGACAAAATCATTCAAGATGACGATAATTATAAAAATATCTTACAGGTTACTATCCAAAAAGAATTCAAAACGCCACCAACTTACATGATTATTAATGAGGACGACAATGGGTATTTAATGGGGGTATATTTAGCAATTGATATCCCTATACAGGATATTAAGCCTGAAAACGCAATTGAAATGAAGGGAAAACTGGAATTCGATAAAATCCATAATTATATTAAAGAACACGGGAAAATTCTTCTTAAAATAACCACCTCACTTCACAAAATCAAGAAAAAAGCCGAACAAGAAGCATGTAAAGAAGCTATTGAACGATTTTTATAGAATAAATTATTTTATTATTCTAACTCATATGGCAACAAAAAAACGTAAACTTTCTAGAAAATCAAAGAATAAAACCCGGCGGAAATTTAAAAAACTTAATTGCGCTCCTGATCCAACTAGAAAACACTTATTTTCATGCTTTAATAATAAAAAAATACGCGCTATTAAAAAAGCATGGAATGCTAGACACCCTGACGTTAAAATTAAACATAATAAGCCCAAACTTATATGGCAAACACTGAAAAAACATCTCGATGATGTCTGTAATTCCGAAATGTGTTGGCTAAATCAACAGTTTATTACGAATAAATTAGACAAAGATATGACACATTATACATTCTCTCCAAAATCACCAAAATCATGGGATAAAAACCCAAATGAATGGCTTGATAGTCTTAATATTCTTGCTGTTATAAAACAATATGAGCGTCAATATAAATGTTTCGATTTTATTGGTCCTTCACCAATAGATTATGATACGCATTATTCTGATGGTGAATGCGTTTGGAAAGAGTTATGTGAATTTAATATGAGAGATTTTATTGATAAAGGGAAAACTAAATTAGGTATTATATTTAATCTTGATCCGCACTATAAATCCGGGTCTCATTGGGTTTCTCTATTCGTTAATATTAATAAAAAAACTATTCATTATTTCGATAGTAATGGTATAGCACCTCCTAAACAAATTCAAAAACTTATGGATAATTTAAAATCACAAGGAGATAATTTAGATATGAAATTCACTCTTGATCATAGCACTAAACAACATCAATTCGGGGATACTGAATGTGGTATGTATTCTTTATACTTCATTATTGAAATGCTAAAAGACAGATCATTTTCGGATTTTAAACGAAAGCGAATTACAGATAAACAAATGACGAAATTTCGTAATGTTTATTTCAATAATTAGTATTAAATACTATTTTTTATTATATATTAATTGTAAATAGTATGAATTCTCTCATTTGGAAAGATAATGTTGAGATGTTACAGGAAATGTTCCGAGAGATGTGTAGTGAAGAAGAAACAGATTGTAATTATCCTTTACAAATTGAATTTAACAAAATTATAAAGGAATACGCGACTAATGTAACTCATACCAGTCAATTATCAAGCATCAACAAAAGTATTTTGTTTAAATGCATGGAAATTATCCAAGCTAATAAGACAACTTTACAGGTCCAACATCAGGATGTTCCAAAGAGAATAGTGGAACAACCTAAGGAAGTTTATTCAAGAGATGATATATCAAAAGAGAGACAACAAGTATTTGATAATAAATTCAATAACGCACAACAAGATTTCGCCAGTTTCCATCTTAAAAAACCAGAAGAGGTTTCATTTAATGATAAAGTAGAGGAGGATTCTACAACTGTTGAGGAACGTATTGAGAGAGAATTAAAAGAGAGAAGTTATGATATTCAACCATTAGAAACAAGCAATAATATTAAAATCACTCCTATTCCAGATAATAAGAAGGTTTCATTTCTGGATAAACTAAAAAAAGATGTTCCACTTCAGAAAGAAATAAAGAGAGATTTTGATAATCCAATATCGCGCGATGAGTTCGATTCATTAAAAAATGAAATAAAAGATATTTCTACAAAAATAAATCTTTTATTCAAAGAATATTATACATCTGATAATAGTTAATCTTCCTGTTTAATATATGCTTTAGTTTTACCATTACTATCCTTCTCGATTTTAAGTATTCCAATAAATTCGGGGTTAACTTCCGGGTTTTTCTTTGCCTGTTGGAAACTAAAGTAATCATATACCTTATTTGTTCGTGTTTTACCATCTTCTTTAAGACGAACCATATATTTCTTCCCATTTAAAGAAAATTCCTGTGCTTTCCACGAAATCTTCTTTTTATTTACCTTGCCAGTCTTATCAGTCTGCTCATTCTCATACGATTGTGTATATGCTAACATACTTGGATCAACATCACCAAAGCTATAACATAATAACTCTTCACTCGAATTTGATTCTGAATGTAAACTACAATCAATAGATGTTTCCTTTATAGCTGTTAATAATTGCTTGTTAATATTTTCTTTAATACGAGAGATTTCATATAATGCCTCGTCACTTGTAAGCGGCTGGGATTTATCCAATTTACTTAAATCATTTAATCTCAATTCAATAGATTGATCACCTGTCTTTTGTTCCTCAGTAAATGTCATTAGATACATATAAACCTCAATATTACGCTGTGCCTGAGGTAAATCTTGATGAGAACAAATGCGTCTTGCTCTACCAATAACCTGTTCTGTCCTAACAGGATGCCAATAAGGCTCTATTAAATGAACATGTCGAACATTTCTCAGGGAAATACCTTCAGCACCCGATGCCGTAATCATTATAATTTTGATAATCTCTCCATAAAAGTTATTTAATGAACGTTTTTGTAAGTCTTTAAGAAGCTCCTTGGGAACACCATTCCATGTTGAATTAAATATATTTCTAATTATTTCCTTTTCCTCCGGCGTTTCTGTTCCTGTATATAGTGCAAAGGTAGGTTTTCCTAAATCTCTATCAGCAATATCAATCGACCATTTTCCACGTTCCTGTTTAATCTTAAATTGTGCGTAGCCATTTGCCTCTAATATTAATTTCATAATACCAACACCTTCCATTGTCCTGAATTGACTATAAATTAAATGTAATCCATTACGCGCTTCATCATCTGTTGTTTCCTGGATTATATTCATTAATTCTGCGAATTTACCGCTATATATTTTCAAACTATCTCCCATCAAATATTCTTGTTCATTTTCCTTTAAAAATGCAAGGGCTTTCTTTATTCTCTCATCATAACTGTCATCTGTTGACGCCTTTTCATCAACTGATAATGCATCCATATCATCCATAGTATATCTCCCATCTGGATTATCTAATCTCTCAAATACACCTTTTTTATCCAATAAATCTTCATCAATCTTACCTTTCAATGCGTCCTCTATATTTTTATCGTCTGTTGGCATAGGACGCTTCATCTCGGGGGGAAATACAAAATTACAAAATGCACGAGAGAATATTCTATATGTCGACGATATAGTATCATAAACATCCTCAGTTACAGCCTTTTTAGCCCTCTTAGCATTATTAGATTCCTGTTTTCTCTCTGCTTGTCTAGCCGCCTCATAAATACCGAATTGGTAATCACTCATAGGTATTTTCAATAAATGATAATCTTTATTCTCATTATATTTAGGCATAAGTTGCTCTTGAGCGCTTCTAAAATATGACGATAATCCTATTATACGTCTCTTAAATAAATTCATATTTTTCAATTCACCACTGGGTTCAACAAAATAATTCTTAAAATCGTCAATTGAATCAGGCAATGCTTTATTTAATTCTACCTTTACACCACTCGATAATACCTCCACACCATTACGAGAAAGCGTTTTTATTATATATTTAATAAAATCATCATCAGTTATCTGTCCTCTGGAATCTGTTTTAACACCACGATAAGAGTCAGATTTAACGCTATTTACAAACCCAAATGGATTCTTTGTTATTATCATTGTTTTTGATGATGGGCGGTATTCTAAATAATCCATAAACGCGTATTTGGCGAATAACCCACGCAAATATTCTTGATCTATTTTACCACCTGTTTTAACATTTAATGGAAGATGCCAACTCTTAATATATCCACGCAATATATTAAACATAATACCCACTTCATTTGGATAATTTATAATTGGTGTTCCTGATAAAAATATTACTTTACAATTTTTCGCTTTCAATAAGAAATCATATAAACGCATACTAATAGAATCTGTTTTGCGCATTTTATTTACTATACGACTAATAAAATTATGCGCCTCATCTATTATTACAACTTTATTATGGAATGGATTCTTTTTACCATCATCGCTCAATTTATCCACATGAGATGCACGAAGTCCATTATAATTAATAAATCGGTATTTTGAATTTATCATCTCATTTAATTGACCGTCCAAATTCTTCTTTTCTTCACTTGATAATGTCTCATAATTATTCGACTTTTTCGTATTTACAAACCATGCTCCTGAATTAGAGCGAATAAATTTCTCGGAAATATTAAGTATTTGAGACATTGGTCGCACATATTGTGGTTTTGTATTAACATCAACAAACTCCCAAAATTGTTCTTTTTTATACATTAAATCACCGCATTTCTTTAATTCCTCAATATAATTCATTCTCAACGATGCCGGTGTCATTACTATAACTTGTTTATCATCTTTAAGTCCCTCCGCAATAGCAATCGATGAACATGTTTTACCTGAACCTAAACCATGATATAATAATAATCCTCTATAAGGTGTATATATTTGCAAATAATCACGCACTATTTTCTGATGAGTTAATAAATTAAAATCTCCTGAATCTCTACTTTCACATGATAATTTGGATGTGTCCGATTCCAATTCTATTTTATACGGATAAAATAGCTGGTTTATTGATTCCATAAATTTCTTCCTATTGTTCATATAATACGATGATGCTTTGATCAGCTGATTATCGTCTTTCGGTAATCTCTCTTTAAGTTCTTTAAATTCTATATTATCACCTACATCACTTTCCTCAATTATCGTCAAATCACGTCTAGCTCGAGGCTTTTTACGTGTCTTTTTAATTATTATCTTTGGCTTATCCTCATCATCATCATTATCGTCGATTATTTTCAACTTTGTCGACATTTTTCGCGTTGGAATACGCCGCTTCTTTATAGTTACAGTTTCCTTATCTAATGCGCTTTTACGGTTTACTTTGGGTATAACCATACCCTTTGTTTCCATTAGCTTTTTAAATGCGTCCATATCAAACCCCTCACTTGTTTTATCTTTTATTTCAACACCGGATTTCTTTATAGGTCCCTTTAAAGGTGAATCATCATCATCTGTATCATCAAATATTGTCCCGACATCACTAGTAGGAACACGGGTTTTTGGTCCAACTATTTTAGGAGTTACAGGTTTCTCTAAATCGGGTGATTGTGATGCTATTTTTATTGTGAAATCCTTTTTCTTCTTTGGAATCGGTTTCACTTGAAATCTCTCTATAGGGTTACTCATATAATAAATAACTATAAAATATTATATCAACAACTTACTAATAAACTTATTAATCTCATCCTTATCATTATGATAAAATACATCAATATACCCTTCTTGTTCACGAATATAATCCATGAATTTACCTAATGATTTACCCGTTAATCCGGTTAATTTACTAATATATTTACCATTAAAATACTTTTTAACTCTATCATGTATAAAAATCTCTCTACATTGTCTTTTATATTCAGATTCTTTAGCAAATACAACAAACGGTGATAGTCCATCATATACCGTATACCTGCTATAATTATTATCATAATGATTGAATAAATCATTAAACACTTCTCGAACTCGGAATTTCTTTTTATTTCGCGCGCTATTCGGCAAATATAGATAAGGTGATTCATACATATATTCGTAAACTTCTATGAAATTATCGAAACCCCGGATATATTTCGATAAATCAAGTTGTAGAAATTCAAATACTTTTTCTAAATTATTTGTCAATAACAGCTTTATTCTACCATTGTTCTCCATATAATATACACCATGTGACGATAGTTTCATATTATTCTCTCTAAAGAAAGGATCAAATACCTGATGTAATCCACCATAACTTAACATCCATGATTCATATTTTACATTTTCACTTCTCATAAAATCAATCTGGTATTTTCCATTATATAATATAGATGTTGTCGAACCTTCATGCGATATTCCATCATATGATAGGTGGTTTTTAATTTCTTTCCAATCTATTATATCAGTTGACTCATATAATAAATCTATATCACCATAACTTTCTTTACTCTTTACATTTCTTAGAGGAGAGATTGATATAAAATATCCTGATATCTTTTCCAGAATATCTTCAATTGTTTCATCATATTCTTTACGTGTTAAACGAACTGATTTTTCAAATATTTTTCCACCCATTGTATATTATTAACCAGATATATTTAAGTAGATATTTACAAATCAATCGTGAATTTTCTTCGTTGGAAATTTATGAACCTCTTTTACGATATTATTTTTCTTCTTCACGAAATTTTCTATTAATACAATCTTTTTATCCGCCTCTTTAAACATTAACTTATTTGTTGCATCTAAATCTAATTCCTTAATATCCGATTCATTTTCATTCATTGATACATCAACCATGCCATCATATTCCGCCTGAATTAACCTCATTTGCTCACTAAATTTAATATAATCCATTACTTGATTTACATATGTTATATATCCCTCTCTAAGTGATTCATTATCTATTTTTCCTTTAATTATTTGTTTAGTTATAGAGAGAATTTCCTTCTTATTTTTCTTAAATCCCCTAGACTTAAATATATTATCACTTGAATCTATTGATTGATTATCCGGCTTTTTTTGAAATTTCCTATTCATAAAAAAACTATCATATGCTTCCATTATATTATAGATTTTAAAATCATATTAACATAAATACGATTATCTGTTATTAGTATTTTTCAATTGCTGTCTTGTATGATTGTTAAATCTATCTATACCTATATTACTACAGCTAAATCTCTCTACTTGATTACTTTCAAACCTATTAAATAAGAGAGAATGACTACCCATAATTTGTTCAGTATATTTATTGGGCATGTGTTTAACATTCGCATTATCTCTAAACATATCACTTTGGCTACCTGGAATATAACTATTTTGAGGTGTCCATTTCTGTGTTGTTCTATAGAGAGATTTCAATGTTGAATCTGAATCTATTTGTGTTGCCCATCCAGAAAATGGTCCAGACGACCCTGGAGTGAATTGTTGAGATGTATTAAAACTCCTTTCATCTCTCTTAATGGGAGTATTTGAAGGCATATTACAATCAAGTGCTGGGAACAATACTTGTCTTGTTCGTGATGGTCTAGGGTCGAATTGCTGTGTAATTTCCTCACTCGGAAGGTTTCTATCATAAATACGGTCATTCAATACCTGTAAACGACCATTATTACATTGTTTAAATCCTTTTGCTACTCCGAACATTTTATTATATATTTATAATATATTTTTATTCTGATTTAATCGAAATACAACTTAAAGAATTTATTCATAATATTACTAGATGTGTGGTATTTATTCTGTTCTAAATTGTAATTCCGACCCAAACAAAATATCTCTCTATAAAGCGGCTTTCGATAAAGCTTCATCAAGAGGTCCAGATCATTCATATTTTAACAACATTAAATATATGAATCTGTTAATAGGATTTCATAGATTGGCAATTAATGGTATTGATAATAAATCAAATCAGCCTATTATTATTAATAACAAATTATTGATTTGTAATGGAGAGATTTATAACCATAAGGAATTGGAAAAAATGTTTAATATAACTACAAAAACTAACTCCGATTGCGAGATTATTATTCATTTATATGAAAAATTTGGTTTCGATAAAATGATACACTTTCTTGACGGGGTTTTCGCAATGATTTTAGTAGATTTTACACCAAATAAACAACCTGTATTATTTGTAGCACGAGACTCTTTCGGTGTTAGACCTTTATATATAGGTGTTAATGATTCCATTACTTTGGCATCAACTATTAACCAATTCGACCATATGGGATATTATACATCACTTGACCAATTTCTCCCAGGTTCATGGAGAAAATACCAACTAAATAACAATAAAATTTGGGAGGAAGTTATGGAAAATGTATTCTTTAATGTATACTCTATTCAATCATCAATTATTACATATGATACACCAGAAATCACCGACCAAAAATTAATGGGTTATTCCAAAATTGTCCACGACCATCTATCCAGAGCCGTTAAAAAACGGGTTCATAATACTGATAGACCAGTTGCATGTTTACTGAGCGGAGGATTAGATTCCAGTATTATAACAGCACTTGTCTGCAAATATTATCAAACATCAGAGAGAAAATTAGAAACATATAGTATTGGAATGGAAGGGTCACCTGACCTAAAATATGCTCGTGATGTAGCCAATTTTTTAAACACTAATCACACCGAAGTTTTAGTAACCGAAGAGGAATTTATTGATGCGATTCCCGAAGTTATTAGAGCAATTGGAAGCTATGATACAACCACTGTTAGAGCAAGCATTGGAAACTATTTATTGGGAAAATATATATCATTAAATAGCAAGGCTAAAGTGATATTTAATGGGGACGGGTCTGACGAAGTTACAGGTGGATACCTATACTTTCACTCTTCTCCATCCGAATTAGAATTTGATGTTGAGTGTAAAAGACTTGTTAATTATATTCATTATTTTGACGGACTCAGGTCTGATAGATGTATATCCGCTCATGGACTTGAACCTAGAACACCATTTTTGGACAAATCATTTGTAACCATGTATCTCTCTATACCATCATGTATAAGATTCCAATTTGCACAAGAAAGATGCGAAAAATATCTACTTAGATATGCATTTAGCGCGGAAAATAATATTTCAGCTTTGCTACCAGAATCAATCATTTGGAGGAGAAAAGAAGCATTTAGCGACGGTGTAAGTGACAATAATAAATTATCCATTGGAAAATTAATAGAGAATAAAGTTGCATATACTTTTGACCAAATTGTTGAATCGCGAACTTTATATAAGGACTTCATACCACAAACAGGGGAACAACTACATTATCGTAATATATATTTTAACATCTTTAGACATCTAAAATGCATCCCTTATTTCTGGATGCCAATGTTTGTTAATGCTACAGATCCAAGTGCAAGAACGCTTGAGAATTATGACTCTTAATCTCATATATATTAAATAATTCTCTCTAATTATTATATATGAAGAGGATTGTATTATTTGATTTAGATGAAACTATTGGGTATTTTCAAAATATAGGTAACACATATAATTATATAAAACAAACTAATCCAACAGATAAGAATAAAGTGCGTATAATTCACGAATTATTGAAAAAGGATAATCACGCATTCAGACCAGGAATATTCGACATTTTCACCACACTTAAACGTTATAAAAAATCAAATCCTAATATTATAGTGGCATTATTTACAAATAATCAAGGTCCAAAATATTGGTATAATGCTATTGTTTCATATATTAATTCTCTCTATAAATATAAACTATTTGACCACGTTATCGGTCCATATACTATAGGTAATACTATTATTGAGGAAATGAGGACAAGTAATAATAAAAGCATACATGATATAGCGAAAATATTGAGAACAAATATCACAACCGATAAATATATTTTCTTTGATGATCAATATCATAGTAATATGATTCACCCAAACGTAGAATACGTTTATATAGATAAATACATACCAAGACGAAAAATAACAGTGGAATATATTAAAGATACAATTGAAATGAAACAAAAAATGATACGTTTTTTAGGTGAAAAATCTATATCTGGAGGAAAGAAAAAACGAAAATCTAGGAAAAAGCGGAAATTGCGTTCAAACAAAAAGAAAACAATACGTCGCAAATAAGAAATTAATTATTGATAATATATATATGTCAATTATGAACAATATATATTATCTTGAATTTCAAGATATAGCATATAAATTATTATATGATGATATTATTAAAATACCTCTTTATAGAGAGATTATAAACTCAAATCAACATAAAAATAACAACATATTTAAAGTCCCATATAATTCATTATATTTTCATGAGCTGTTAAAATACATTAAATCCGGCGTTATCCAAAAAAATAAAATTAAATTACAATATTTACAGTTTTATCAGTATTTACATTGTTTTCAATTTATAAAAGATAGTATTAATCTCTCGACGTATACATATTTAATTAAAAACGATTTATTATCATTAAATGATGTTATTTTGATAGAATGTGTAATGAATAAAAACAAATTATTATTCAATTCTGAAGCCGATTTTCATAGATTTATTCGCAATCCAGATACAGCTTATACAGGATCCAAATATGGTTTTATTCATATGCTTATTAAAAACAAAAATTATAAGAAATATAATATAAATATTGACTACATACTTGGAAAGGTAAATGTTAATTTAAAAGATATTAATGGGGAATATCTCCTTCATTATGCTATCCAGTATTCACATAGAATATGTTATAAACTGTTATTCAATCCAAAGTTAGATGTTAATGTCAAAAATGATTATGGTAACAATATATTAATGATTTTAATAATGTCCAACCCTGTAAATATTAAATTACTTAAAAAAATACTGAGTATCCCACATTTTCGTATTAATGACATTAATAACGCGGGATTAACAGCTATTATGATTGCTTGTAAATATTATAACAAGAAAACAGATCCTTTTCCATTCTCATTAGTAATTAATCACCCAGATATAGATATAACCATACGTGATATATACGATAATAGTGCCATTGATTATGCGGATAATAATGACTTACAAAGCATTAAGATTATTATATCTACATATTTCCCCTATATACCTGACCATTATAGTGATGAATATAATGATGAATATAATGAGAAAAATAGTAAGGTATGCACAATTATGTGATTGTTCGATGACGAATTAATCTCTCTGCATCGGGAATAACTCTATCTATTGTGTTAAATATTCTTTTCTGAAACGCGTCCAATGATGTTGTTGTTATAAGAATTAAACCGGCGGTGAACGCAATATCTCTATGAATTGTTTTATACGGAACTGAATAAAAGGGATTAAATACATAGATTAATACAATACTAACAAATATTTTAAGATAGTAATTTAGATCATCTAAATAATCAGGTGCGCTTGACCATAAACCTATATAGACTATAAAATATAGAAAATATGATGAATATCTCAATATATCAAACATGTTTTTTGTCCATCGCGTTGTATCTGCCATTTATATATCAATATATTTATTTATGGTTCATATATATTAACAATATTAGCTCTACAAATTGGACACTTATTCGAACCAGCACTTTTACTCAACATTGACGTGCAAGCCTTGCAACAAACTTGATGTCCACATGGAATGAATATTGATGTCGGTAGTTCACATAGACAAATTACGCACTCATCAACCGCGAATATTCTCATACTTTCAACGTCATTTTTCAAATCAGGTGGGGTTACATTATAATTTTCTAAAATCTTTATCGCTTTACTACTAATTCGATAAAATGGTGCTTTACCTGACATCGCAACTGTTGTTAAGTCTCTCTCATCAATTTCGTAATGTTTACCATCAACACGGATATTTTTTGGGAATCTACAGTTATACAAATTGTTATATACATTACGGTATTCTTTACCTTCATCGTTTATATAACAATGAAATTTTATACGAAGTTTTCTCTTCTCTTCAACACATTTTAGAATGATTTTTCCCATTGTTTATATCTGTTTGAAGTAAGTAATTTTTAATATGATTCATCAATTTTTATAATAATGCACAATTATGTTTGAATAAAAAACTTTTTAAATCATCATAAAATTGTTTATATCTGGATTCAAATATAAACCATGTTTGTAATAGATTACTATCACTATTATTAGTATTTAAATTATTTATTTTCCAATAATACATACATTCTATAAACGGGTCTTTACCTAAAATTAAATCATATTCAATAACATTACCATTATAATATATACTACATTCCGTTGTTTCTCTCACATTATTAAATATAATATATATTTTGTATATACCAAACATATATTACCTTATTATTTTTCTAGATAGGTTAAAACGTCTAATAATACTTCTTCTTGTGGAGTTAATTTTTGGAATATCATGTTTTCATCAAATTTTATTTCGAACTTTCTATTCATATTGTTCTTACAAAGAATATTGCATCCTGTCTCATAAATTTTTATATCCAATATAAATCCACCATTTGTTAACTTAATATTTTCAGGATCAGTTAAACGTATCCAACGTATATACCCACCATATCTAATATTTGATAAATCATCAACATACATATAATGCTCCAATTTTTCATGAAAATTCTTCAATTCATCCTTTTTAATTTGTAGCTTTTGCAACATATCATTCTTATGACCTTTTATTGAACTGCGACTTTGAGTCATGATATAACTATCTTTATGATCATCTAAAGTCTTTAATACACTTGCTACTTCTTCGTCTTCATTCGCCATTATTATATATATGTCCTTATATTTAAACTTTATATTTATTCAATTATTTATGTATAAGGGGGTTAAAATAAATTATGGGTGTCAAAATTATTATTTCTTTTTTTCAAAGACTTATTTGAGAAATCGCGTTTTGGACATTTAAATGTCCATTTCCGGATTTTATAAAAACTTTCTGGAAAAAACGTTAAAAATAGAGATTGTGACCATATGGTTTGATTTTTATTTTAGTAGTTTCATATTTTTAGAGCATAATTTTCAAAAAAGATATTAAAATTAAAATGTCAATGATATATACAAATGGACATTTTAGACGATGAGCAGAATTTCAAAAATTACACCTGTTTAAATTGTTTAAAGCGAATTGGTGACACAATCGAATCGTTAGAGAATCATTTTGAGACCACAAACTGCAATTTGAGTAGAATTTTCGAATTCTGCTCTTTTAGCACCAAAAAACGAGTAAGATTTTACACCTGTTTTTGTTGTGACTTTACTACGTCACGATTACAAGATTTCAATAGACATATTTCCACTCGTAAACATATTTCACGCACAAATGAGCAAAATTTTACACAAAATGACATGGACATTTTTAGTTGTAAAAAATGTAACTATGTTACATCACGTGTTTATAATTTACAAAGACATGATGAGACCATACATAAAAGCACCTTAAAAACTAAGGATAATATGGTGTGTCCATGTGGAAAATCATACAAGTATAAACAGAGCTATACCAATCACAAAAATAAATGTCCAATATTCAATAATAAATGTCCAAAACAAAAAAATGTCCAAATTCAAAATGTCCAAAATGTCCAAAATGAAAAATTCGACAATGATTCACTTAAAGAATTATTATTTACAGTATTACACGACTATAAAGAACTCGCAACTAAAGCAATTGAACAACCCAAAATTATTAATAATTCTAATATTAAAAATCAACAAAACAACACCTCATTCAGCGTTAAAAATTATCTGAATAATGAATGTAAAGAAGCAATGAATCTCAGTGAATATATAGACCAAATTAAAATTTCATTTGATGACTTAGTTTATATTAAACACCATGGCATTGTAAAGAGTTTTGAAAATACTTTTGTTAAAGGGTTAAGAGAAATGGATAAAACACTTAGACCGATACATTGTAGCGACACTAAACGTGGCAATTTTTATATTAAAGACGAGGATATATGGGAAAAAGATAATGAAAACGAGAAAATCATAGACACATTAAGAAAAATAACTGACCAACAATGTAACGCATTGAACCAATGGAAGAAACTTAACAGAGACTGGCTTGATAATGATGATAAACAAGAACACGCCAATATTGTAACCAGAAAAATAGTAGATATTTATGGTGAACAAGTGCAAAAACATATATTAAATTTATTGAAACAACTTAATATAAAACATAATACATAATGCGATTAAAATGTCGCGAAATTACCAATATCGTTGGCAGCCATTGGCTCTTGATACATTTGGTCAAAATTTGTTCCAGGAGATTGCTGTGGAATTGGGGGATTCTGGTGCATTTGTCGTGGTATTGGGTCTCTCTGAATAGGTAATGAGTCAATCATGCTTGTCCCTTGTTCGCCTAAATTGTCTGCTCTGCTTGGTTGGTGATTTTGAACAATTGGTTGAGAAACAGATATACTTGTTTGTCTATTTTTACCACTTGAATTATCATGTATCTCATATGGAGAAAGCCCTAAATAATCCAAAACTCTATCACTTAAAATCTCGACCTTTGTTCCTAATTTTGTTTGAAGAGAGAGAACAATAGTCATAAATCCTAACACGATATTTAACATATTAACATCACTATATGATGTTTCACTAAAAGTGGGAATAAATGTTATTAATCTATTTATAAAATACATTCCTACGAATAATACAGCTATTTGTAAGAATACTTCTATAGTAATCTCAAATGAACCTTTAGAATCATCACTTTCTGGAATATATGTTTGTGTCAATTTATTAATTATAACTATCGGAATTATTGCTAAAATGGCATATTGAACCATATTCATTAATTCACCTTTCGAAGATGTCGAAAAAGAAAACATGTGATCCATAAATGTGTTTTGTTTTACAGTTGAAGCAAAATCATCAATACTATCCATATGAATTATGACTAGAAATAAATAATTATTCCTTGGATTTTTAGTTAAATAAATCTCTATTAATCTCTCTATATATGGAAGAAGAACAACAATACTTAAATCTTATTGAGAGAATTAATTCAGATGGAGATAAAAGACAAGGTAGAAATGGTATCACATATTCTGTTTTTGGTGAACAAATGCGATTTAATCTTAAAAATGGAATTATCCCTATATTAACTACTAAAAGGGTTGCGTGGAAAACATGCCTAAAAGAATTGTTATGGTTTCTAAAAGGGGAAACTGATAATAAAATATTGAGAGAACAAAACGTCCATATTTGGGACGGAAATGGAACACGCGAATTCCTCGATTCTAGAGGGCTGGTTGATAATGCTGTCGATGATTTGGGACCTATATATGGTTTCCAATGGAGAAATTTCAATGGAACATATAATACATGCAACGATAAAGAGAATGATGGGGTTGACCAACTTAAACAAGTTATTGAATCTCTCAAAAATGATGGGTCTAAACCAGGTGAAAATAAGTTTTCACGAAGACTTATTGTTTCTGCATGGAATCCATGCTCTATAAATAAAATGGCTTTACCTCCATGTCATGTTTTATTCCAATTTTACGTTAATTCTAAAGATGAATTAAGCTGTCATTTATACCAAAGAAGTGGTGATGTTGGATTAGGTGTCCCTTTTAATATTGCAAGTTACAGTTTTTTGACGCATATAATGGCACATCATTGTAATTTAAAACCGGGAGATTTGGTATATAGCTTGGGAGATTGTCATATTTATGATGAACATGTTAATGCATTGAAACAACAAAATACACGTAAACCTTATCCATTTCCTAGTGTGAAAATCAATAATTATAGAGAGAATATAGAAGATTATACAATGGATGATATCTCTCTATCTGAGTATAAATATCACGATAAAATTAAGATGGATTTTATAGCTTAATTAAGAGAAATGCGTTTAAATAGAAAGTATAATGTATAGTAGTAAACTATATGTATAGTAACAATACACTAGATAACAGTAAAATACACGAATTATCCCTTGAACGAGCCCATGAAGTAATTAATTCAAAACAATGTCTTGACTACCAGGCCGAATATTTAAATCCATCCGAATTTATAACAAAGGATTTAGGAGAATCGAATGTAAATTTCATTCAACATGATGGATTAAATCTTGAACTTGACGATTTAGAACAGGAAATTAAGGATAAAATGTTTGAAAAAATAAAGAATACAAATGTATTAATGGATGATTTATTTATGGAAAATGATAGTATTAAAGATGAACTGATTTTATTGGAAAACCAACATATTAAAAAGGATGAAACTGAATTTAATAAACTTATTGTTATATCTAACAATGCAAGCAGAATGGCGTTTTTCACACAAGTAACTAATGATGATATTACAAGTGTAAATGATATTCTTAAAATATTTCAGTATACATGTAATTTTATCGAGTTAGATAGCGAAATAGCTGACAAGATAAAGAATAACATTAAATATTTAAGATATCTAGGCTATATAAATGATAATAATACTGTGACACTTGACGATAATAAATATTTATCTATTGATGAACTTAAAGAGAATATTCTCTCTAAACTTGAAGATATATTTAAATACATTAAGACATATGGTTCTATCTTACCAATTAATATAAAAGAAAAACAACCGATAATACTTGGTTTGGATGAAGATAAAATAGAAAAGGATAAACCTAATTTTATCCCTCAACCAATTCATGTTTCACAAAATTGCACGATTGAACAAGCAATGAATACTTATATTAGTCATGGAATATTTACTGATGACTATAAGAAAATACAATTTATTACCACCACTATAGGTAAAGGAAGCATCCTTATATTGCGTAATAATATCACAGGTGAACTAAAGATTATTGAACCGAATAATACTGCTAATAGTTGGATAATTAATTTTGTTATTAATAAAAATTTA